TTGGATTTCTCGTGATCATAGTTTTTAATTACTTTAAGTTCATCTGGAATAGGCTGATTATTTTTAATATATTCAGCACGTAAATTTTCACGCTCTTTAATGTTATTAATCCTAGCCCACTCTTGACGATAAACATCATACAATCTATCTACAACGTCATTAGTTGAGAATCTTCTAAACTTGATGAATGGCATCTTTGGAGCATCAGATACTACTGGGAATTTATAATATACGTAGTTTTTGTCTCCATTATTGAAATACATATTAACGGCTGTATTTTCAAAGTCTTTAGGAGACATCTTGGTATATCTGATCCCATCACTATTATTATCGTAATTAATAGAGTCTATCTCAATAAATCCAAATTCATTACGAGACTCCATCTCTTTAAGTTCATTCAACCAAGCAGAATCACGATAGAACACATCCTGTTGATACCAAGCAATTCTATCCTCCCAATTTTTACCTTTAAACTGTTGAATTGATCTAGATAAGAATGTTGGAGTTTGATGAGCGTACATGGTTTTATTCTCACCATTTCTAAATGATGATTCCATTAACTCATGTCTAAACTTAGCAATAGTTTTGGCTACATTATCAATAGCTTCTGACTCGTATGATGTTGAGCTAAATGGATTTTCACCCAAAGAAAGCCTATTAACAATCTTGTCTAACTCAAATTTAAGAGCATTAACTTTAGTCTTACCGTAAGTTATTTTGCCGGTAGCTGATGTATAGTTCTTATTTAAATCATTAAGGTCTTTAACTGAGATAGTTATACCTATGTGATTTAAAATATTAGCCATAAGCTTGGTTTCACTTGTGCCGTAATTATCCTTGGTCTTAAGAATTGCAGTAAGTTTATCCCATTGAGTTTTAACTTTAGCGACCTCACTCATGTTAATAGAACCATCTTTATTAACAGTTTTGTTGAATGCTGGATCAACTGAATTATCTTTCCACTCATCAACTAAAATATTTTTAACACCATTTCTATTTGATGAGAATATATGATATTGATAACTGTAAGTTCCTTTAGCACCTTTGGTTATTGGCGGTATGTATTGTTTTCTTTGACGAACTGTAACATAATCTACATGCGATAATTGGAAGTTAACAAAGAATTTAGTCCTTAAGTTTAAATCAGTGTTTAACTTGTTGTATATATCTGTCAAATAAGGCTTGTTATTGACCGTTTCAGACAGTCTTTCCATCATCTCAACAGAATCTACGCTATTGGCAAGATCGCGCTGCAAATCGCTAAAAACAGTGTTAAAATCTTGGTATATAATAAAGCCTAGGTCATCCAATTCTGGAGATCCATCTTCTTTGGTTTGCGGAATATAACTAAGCTCTTTACGAACCTCATTAGACAAAGACTCTTTATGAGATACATTTTCTGCTTTAATTTGATAACCTTCTCTTGGATTGTCATCTTCAAATAAATCATCTTGCGGATCTGCATCAGCTGAATCTACGGAGCTGAATATTTCTTTAGATGATAATCTAATACTAAGCCCTTCATTTTTAGCAAATTGTAGTAATGATTTCCTAGCCAATTCACCAAACACAACTTGACCACTAGCATCCATGGAGATAAATTCTTTAATCATCTTAGCCATAGAAGCTTTCTGAGTTGAATCTAAAACTCCACTATTATATATTTTAATGAGTTCTGACCTAGCCTTAAGAGCAAGCATATCCAATCCAGAGAATTTAACACCTTTCTCATTGGTATGTTGCATTCCTGCAATAACATCCTTTCTAGGAGTATTATTTAAATCTGAATTCTGCTCAATATATGAATCTAAGGCCTTACGCATCTCATCAGATAAGGCAACAGCCCTACGCTGAGATTCATATGGAGTCATGTTTGCTATACTATATCTAACAACTTTAAATGAATCTACGTCTCTAGTGAATGGAGACTTCCTATACATCTTATGCTGAATCTGAAAGAATACTTGATCTAAAGTTAAATCATTAGTAATCTTAGACTTAATCATATAGTAAATCTGTTTAAAGAAATCTACTATTTGTTTACCAAGACCACCTTTATCTAACTCTTCAGATCTAACGTAGTCCATGAATTTCTCAGCAATAGCTTCTTCAATCTCAATGTCAGTTTTACCTAAGCTAGCATTTTCTTTGAGCATCTGAGCTCTTTGTAATTCATTGAGATATAAATTGAATACTACGTGAAATGCTTCGTGATAAGTAGTTCCTGTCTGTGCTGCACCACTAATGTAGGCAACTGCATTCTTAAACATACCATAAGCTTGAATACCACCATTCTTAGATATGTTAATTAATCCGTCTCTGAATTTATTGGTGTCTATCAATGATTCATCAAATCTATCTTTAAACCATTTAGTTTCTTTTAGCTCATCCCACTTCTGATAGAATTCTTTATTAGATGCAACTTTAAATTTAGTTGGTGGAATATTATTATCTCCAAGTGGATTCTCAAAATCCTCAAATGATGGCAATTCTATTAGTGACTCCTTAATTATTGGGAGTGACGATAGATCTGCGTCATATTTGGCATTAATTTTATCAATAGCAAGTTGCTTATTTGTATTATAAGCCAACACTTCATCATCCCAATAATCATCCTTTAATCTTTGATAATCAGGGCTATATTTATTATACATAACAACCCAACCATAAGCCTTACCTGGGGCATTTGATCCGTGTTGATATAGTCTAGATAAAGCTTCTTGCCTTTTATTTTCAATATCGGTTTTTTGATCAATTATATTTTCTTTATTAACATTTTCAGTTGGAAGATTATTATTTTCAATTAATTTAGGCTGTGGTGCAACTGTTGGATGTCCACTAAATTCATCACCAATAATAGCTCTAGCTTCATCAGATGATAATGCTTCATTAACTGAGATTTGATTAGCCTCAACTTTTTGTATTGGCGTCTGATAATCTAATGAGAATTCAAAGTTTGAATTAACAATAGGATTGCCAGGAGTTATATCTGTTTTTAATCTACCTTGCTTAGATATGGTCTCGTTATAATTGCCACGATTAATCTCAGACGATGCTACCTGAACAATTTTAGTTCTAAAAATAGCATCCAATCCATCTTTAGTAAATGTAGTTACATTACCAGACTTATCGCGTAATTCAAATGAATCAGTCTTTGGTATATAATTATAATCTATATATACTATTTTACGAAGTTGCTCTCTATTGACAGCCCAATTATCTTTATTCGTCTCAGTAAGTAATTTCTTGGCCTGAGCCATTAATTCTGGGAATCGCTGTAACTGAGCAGTAAAGCATCTAGCTGGTATAATTCTACCATTGGCTCCTTTAAGCATAATAAAGATACCACCATCATTGGAGTTGTCTACTTCGATTCCACTATATTCAGCGTCAACGTTTTTACCAGCATCAATGGTTGTTTTGCCATTAATGTTCTTAGCAATACCTAAAACTAATTTTTCACCAGCTTTTAAAACTTCATGAGGATTATTCTTAGTATTAGATATTAATAACATTCCAGAATACTTCTTAGTAATCTTTGATGTAATGCCTGAATTATATACGCCAAGTTTCTGACCAGAAGATTTAACTCCTTGCCAAATTTGTTCCCTAAGTGCTTTTAATTTTAAGCCATTTTCGGTGACATTACTCCCTTGATATATTGGTAATGCAGATATAATGTGTGGCCTACCGTCAGCATCTTTCTGAGCAATTAATATTTGTGACCCGTGAATAAAATCATCGCCTTGCAACTTCTTGTGATAATCAGTTTTCTTAGTGCTAATTGTATCATCAAGATTAACTATAAAGTATATTTCTGATCCAGCAGCCATAGACTTAGGATCGTTAACGTAATCCCAATCAATAGGCATCTGTTTAGCAATTTTATCCAATTCAGCAACACCATCAACTCTTTTGATTACAGTTTTATTGTTTTTGCCTTTTGTTATTGTAAATTGTCTTATTGCTGTTTTATTGGGCGAAATTCCTTGAGATGGCGCTATTGTCTCATCATTAGGAGCATACCCAATATCAGACGAAATTTTTCCATCTGGATGAAAATCTGAAATTACAGTATCTTCAAATTCATCTATTGGATGTTCTCCATCAGTTTTAATATTTTTTGCATCAGCTAAATCTGCTCTAGATTTGCCAATGTTTTCATAGAACTTTTGCAATGTTGAGAATAATTTTTCAGCTTCTGGATTGCTTTGAGCTTTATTATATAAGCCCATATAATTCTTATTGAATTCATCTGCATTTTCAGATAAAACTATCATAGATAATTCATCTTGATTAGATTGAGACAATTGATTATTATATTCTCCAATAACGTGAGTTTCCAAATCACCCATCTCTTTAGTGAATAGATTTGGTCTATTCTTATATCTAAGATCTGGAGTATCTGGAGCATCAATAGCTTCGTCTTCAGCTTTTTTATTTACAGCATTAATAGCGTCGTCAGTATTTTCTTCTGGAGCAGCTTCTAATGTTGCATCAATATCGTTCTCATCAGTAGCGTTATTTATGTTATCTACAACTGTTTCTCTGTTGACGGTAGCTTGATCTTCCTTAAGTTTAGCATCCTTCTCCTTAACAACAGAAGCTTTTTCATATGCAGCTAAAGTGGGCTTAATTACATCATCAGAAACAATCTGCAACTCTTTAAGCCTATTATATTTTTGTGTAATCTTGGGATCATTAACAGTCTTGAGTGCAGTGTTAATATCTACAGTTGGATTACTTTCTTTATATAAAGATATGGCATCATTAAGTTTAGCTTGTAGCAAGCCAATATTAACGTCTAGTTTGCCATTTGTAGACTCTTTAAGAGCTTTATCTTTCTTAAATGATGGAATACTAGTTAAATTAGATTTAACCTGTTTAAACGCATTTAAATTATCTTGTAATTTTTTGATTTCTAAAAGTCCAGAATCTAACTCTCCGTTATCTAAGACTTCTCTATATAATTGTGTTAACGATATATTAAGATCTTTAATTTGCTTACCACTATTTCTAGCTTTAAGTTTAGTTTCTAGAAAGTCTAATGCAGCATCTTTATGATCTTTAAAATTTGGATTTGATTCTATAATAGCTTTCTGCTCATTAGCAAATGCTATGTCTTCTTTAAATGATTTAATTTTAGCCTGAGCTTCCTCTTTAGTAATACCAATTTCGTTCCAATTCTGATCATCCAGAGATTGATCTAGAGCATCCATATCGGCAGACAGCTTATCTAATCTACCACGCTTAGCATGTTTAAATATTAAATCTGTTTTAATATCATCGTCAATCTTATTAAACGCATCTACGTCATTACGAAGAGCAGCACGCTTTCTAGTTAGATCTATATCTGTGTATGAATCAATAGCTTTCTTTGCGATTGGCCCAGCAGCAGCAAATACACCACCACCCATAGCTCCCCAGAAAGCGCTAGTCTTCATATCTTTATCTTTAAGATATTCTCCAAGCCGTTCTGAATAACCAGGCCCAAACATATCAATACCAGCCTTGGTAGACTCGTATGCTTCAAGTTGATTACCTTGTTGGAATCCTTCCTCTCCAGCCTCTGAGACCATCTGAAATGTAGTCTCAACAGGTTTAGCATATTTAACTCCACTGAGCACATTACCAAACCCTTTAAATAATGGCATGTATTGCAGAATGTCAACAACAGCCAATGCGCCATCAGCAGCATATACTCTATTGGCTCCCTTGACGGCCATTTGAGAAGCTTCAGATTCTAATTGAGTTTTATATTTATTAATAATATTTGATTCAGCCTTAGCTCTATCTTCCTGAGTGTATGGTGAAAATCCAAATTCATTTGGTGGCATAACCAATGGAAGTGAAGCAAGTTCTGCTTCGGCCATTTGCTGATACTTAGGCATTAGGTCTTGCTTATTCTTTTCAGTATATTGCTGCAAGTATTGTTGCCCCTCCATGGTATTTTCACCATGTCTTGATGCAAGACCAGCACCAACAGCTTCGGTTAACGCAATAGTTTTAGCACCCATACCAGCTAATTTACCAGCAATATTAATTCCCCTAGCTACTCCAAGAGCTGGAAGCATTAATGTTAATGATGTTGCTAAGCTTTTTATGTTTGATGCAAATGATGTACGATCAAAGATAGCGCCATTTTCTGCTGCGTGAGTTTGATATATTGGAAAATACTTTTCGTCAATATTATTCTTGGCGTCTCTAAATATCTTAGAGAAGAAATTGTCGAACTCTTTTTCATTGCCAGCAATAGAATCATAAATTCCAGGAGCATCTAATAAATATCCAGCAGACTCAATTGTACCTAGAGTTGTTTCAGTTACAGCTTGACCTAAAGCCTTTCCAATTAATTCAAAGTTTCCTTGATTTTGAGCGCGCTGCTCCTCAATATCTCCATATATAGGATCTATTTTTCTTGGAATGTACTCATTAAAGTCTTCGTATTTTTGACTTGTCAATATTGGCTGAGCTTGAACAACATCAGATTGTGATACTTTATCAAACGCAGAAAAGTCAAACCTAGTTTTAATAGGCTGACTCATTGGATCTGGTTGAAATTTACTATCGTAATCTGCTATTAGCGCTTTGGTATTTGGATTTAATCCCATATTACTTTCTATATAATTTTTTACTCTCTACAAATGATGTTGCTGAAATTATTGCCTGTGGATTTGTCATGTATGGAATAGCTTTCTCTAAATCACTTAAGAACTCATCCTTACCAGATTCATCTTCTTTGCCGTATTGATATTCTAATCCAATTATAGGATTCATCTGATTTAAATAACTAACTAATGTTTCTTCAGTTTTTGTGTCAGTTCCATCTAGCGTTACTGGAATATCTTTAGACTTACCATTTTTATCCTCGCCATGTAAATATAAAACGATGCCAGCTTGATTAGATTTAAAGTTTGGAGAGAAATCTGTTACCGTAATGTTCTTGACTAAATCTCCAAGATCATCTTTATCTCCACCAACTGGGGTGAATCTATTTATATGCTTAGACACGTAATCATCAAATCCTTTTTGAAGATCATTGGCTTCATTTATGCTCTTGCCGCTAGCCATTACGATCGTATTTATTTCGTATGTTGGCAGTGCTGTTCCTTCAGCTTTGTTTTTAAGCTTGTCTTCTATTTGTTTGATAGCATTTTTTGCTTTTACTGCATTTGCTGTTGGAAAGTTAATTACACTAGGCCCACCAATTTGAGTAACAGCCATCTTTTCTGCTTTAACCTCACCAGCAGCTTTCTTAAGATCCGCCAAAGTACTTACACCTGTTAGCCCTGTAGCTTTAGCTTCATCTCTAGCTAACTTATTTGCGACATCTTCATATACTTTCTTATCTAAGTCGTTAATGTCAGATGCTACCAATCCGTATCCAGATTGTTTTAGGTATCCAAGTGGAACTGATGATGACGAACCTTCTGCTCTAGTCATCCCAGAGATATTAGTATCCTGCTGTGGCAATTGAGCATAACGATCTTCAGTCATTGACTTAGATACATTTGCAATTGCGTTCTGAATATGTTCTGGAGTAATCTTATTCAATTGCGCATATAAACCTCTATCTGTTGATGGATCATTGTATTCAGCATTTAAATATGCTTCAACAGCTAGTCTCTGATCTTTATTAAATACTTTCTGTCCAGTCTTATTATCAGTGGTCTCCCAACCAGATGCAATTACATTTCCATTAGCATCTTTTAACGTAGCCGGTTTAATGCTAGATCCACTAGATCCAACTATCTGTCCAGTAGTTCCGATGCCAGTCATTGCCTTCTTTGCATCTTCAACAATATCATAATATCCAGATGTTATACCAGCTGTAAATTCATTTTTAAAACCATCAGGACTAAATGCACCTTGATAGTTAGAAAAGAATGATTGTTTTTGGTTCTCGATATCAGATCCAGGCCTTCCAGCTTGAATCATACGTTTTCTAATATCGTCCCATTGCGACATTGCATCAGAATAATTTTTCTTAACCTGACGAATTTTATCATCAGTTGTATATTGAGATCTCAATCCAAGAAGCTTACTCTTAGTGTCCTGAGTAAATCCCTGCTTGGCTAAATCTGTACTAACCTTCTGAATATCTTCACTGTATTTATTTAGTACTGGCTCTAAGATTGAAGCATCCTGCTTTAAATAATCAAACTTTAAAGCATCAGCTAACTCCATCTGTTTAGCTACAGCTTCGTCATGCTGCTGACGCATTAGAGTAGGCGCATAAGCCTGCTCCTGGAGGGAAATCTTATTAAATTGAGGAATGTATGGCATTCTATATTATTTAATGTTAAAATGCAAAGTTAATTATTTTTTCTTACGATTCATCATTCGCAGTCGTCCACCGCAAGCTTTTGAATTTGGAGCATATTTTGCTAGGTCTGTATATCCAAATATTCTTGGAAGAATCTCAGCATTTCTAGCTTCATAGCCAATATCTCCAAGACCCTCAGCTCCTTTGCCTAAATATGACATTCTATTGTCATAGTTCAGAGCGTTATTCTGATTTATCATTTGGTTATTATATAATCCTGCTTGATTCATCATCTGAGCATTCTGGGAAGCAATGTTTCCAGCTGTGCCTAGGTTGTATTGATCAGCTTGCATTTTAGCCTGTTTATTGGCTGTATCAGCCCCTAGAAATCCTTGCCCTACTGCTGACATATAATCATCACTAAGTCCCGTTAAACCGCCTCTAAGTGCCGCCCCTGAACCTCCAGATGCTCCAGCTAATCCTCTAATTTGATTCTGATAAGCTGCATCTATTTTAGCTCTCATTGCTTCCTCGTTGATTTGAGGCGCAGTTAAGCTACCTTGCTGTTTAATTAACGTTGGACTATATTGTTCTGGCTTTGGTGATTTACCGAATAATCCAGTTGCAGCTAAAGCATCGAAAGCTATTGGTGCATATCTAAGATTTTTAGGATCTTTCAGAAAGCTTCCGATTTTACTGCCAGTGTTTGCTTGATATTGCTTATCCCAACCGCTTCCTCCGGCATGTCCTGGGCCACCATCTGTAATGCCAGTTATTTTATCATTATATTTCATCCCAGGGCCAAATCCAGGTGCTTCGTATTGATCTATTATTGCTTCTGGCGGAGTCCAAGTTGTGTTAAATTGACCTATATTTAACTTGCCGGTTTTCTCAGATAATCCATCATATAAATGTCCACCCATAGCCATCATACTAGATTGCTCGTATTCACGAATCTCATCGTTAGCCATCATTAGGTGATCCATCTTAGATTTCATTGTGTCTCTAGTTATTGGATCGTTAGGACGTTCTTTATGTAACTTTGCAATCCTCTTTGATGCATCTGCAAATGTTTTATTAATCATAGATTTTGGTAAGTTGTGTTCATTAACTGCTCGCTCATCTAACTTTAATCTGTGCGAGAATATATAATCTTGGTATTTAGTTTCGCCCTCTTCAACACGATTAGGAGTTCCATCACTAGAAATTCCTTGCTGTACTCCTTGTGTTGGTGAACTTTCGTGACTGCCACCAGCTCCAAATTCAGTTAAAAGACCACCATCTGCATATTCTGTTACCATATTAGCTGGAACTCCAGATGCAGTTATAAAACCACCCATAGCTTTATATGGTGATTGTCCTTTTGGAAAAGACCTATTTAGCATCATTCTATAACCATATTTATTTAAAGTATCCTCTTTAGATCCCATAGTATTATTCATTTCTCCTGCACCATTGTAATCAGATGATTTAACTTGCTTATCTAAGTCGAATATATTTGGTATGTTATTAAGCTTGGCAACACTATCAACTTCATTTGCAGTTAGGTATTTGTCGCCATACTTAGATATTAAACTATCATTATATTGATTTAACTTACTGTTTCTAAATGACTTATCGTTAGTTGCGTTGCCTAGAATCTCCTTGGTTGGAAGATCTTTGTATTTATTTTGTAATGCTTCGGTGTAGAATGGTTGTGAATCATACCAACTAGTAAATGGCTTTGCATCTGACACTTCATATGATCTAAGTGATCCACCATTGGCTTTAATACCAAGCATCTCATTACGTTGACGCATATCATTAGCATTGTCTGCAAAGTCTGCACGTTTCATTTTGTTGTCTTGACCAATATATCCAGCAGCACCGCCAATTACAGCTCCAGCAGCAGCACCCCAAGGGCCTAGGGCCATGCCCATTTCAGCGCCTTTTAATGCACCAGAAGCAGTAGCGCCACCTCTAGTGTCAGTTGGAATCATTCCGCCAATACTACCAGCTACATTGCCAGCATTACCTTGCATTGTGGTTGGAGGTTTAATACCACCAAGGAAATATAAATTACCACCAGTAGAATAATCTGCCTCAGTGAAGCCAAATGCTCTTGATAAATTTTGAGTTTCTTTCTTTGCCATTATCTTTTGTTTTCTAATATCTTTTCACAGAAATTATATAATTCGTCATTGCTTAGATTAGATTTCATCATATTTACAGCAGCGCAAACTATTTGTATGTTATCTTTTGTGTATCCAAGATTTGGATTAATTTTATCTAAACTCATATTTGTTTGGACTCTACCAGATCCCATTTCAAAGGTAAGATCTATTTTAGTTAGATTGCATTTAAAGTCTTGCTTGACAATCATATTATAGATGTCATCCATTGTAATGTTGAATTCTAAATTGTGCTTTCTAGATCTAGCATTTGCAGCATCCCATCTATTCCTAATTATGTGAGTTATCTTGTCTCCACCGTATCTATATATTCTATTTGTTTTATCATGTATTCGTTTACACGAATGACACTTCCTATGCCTATAATCTCTATACTTTTGCTTGTTGCTCGGATCTATACAGAATTGATCAATATCTTGAAAAGTTCCACAAAAATGACATTTTAATTTACCATCACTCCAATTGTCTTCTTCTACTGCATCTATTTTACATTTTCTACACCTACAGTCGCTATTAAAATTTGTTTTTAAATCTGATCTAGAGTAATGCTTTTGATTCCATGGCAACATTTCGTTGCATCTAATACATTTTTTATAATTTTTAATATATCCTTTAACACTCATATTCTATTATTTTCGATATATAGCGTCATAACTGACGAGTGTATCATGTAAAACTAATCTATAATTATTTGTATTATCGAAATCTAATCTTAAGAAGTTCCATGGATTTCTAATGCGTTGCAATGGTTTTCCATAAACTCTTGGGATAAATAGATTCCAATCTCTATATTTACGTTTAATATTTTGACCTACAGTTAAGGTCTGAGTATTTGAATCTTGATAATTATTCCATGCTCTAATTTTACTCATTGTAACAAGCGGAACATCTACGCCGTTATCATACACCTCAGACTTAAACTCAATATTATTTAATACGCAATCAATATCTGGTTCTGGCGCAACTAATAATGTAATATAAGAATCATATTCTACTCCATAATAGTTACCATAATTACCTGTATTATGTTGCCACACAGCCATGTCGCTAGATATAGAATTAATATGGCAGGATAATAATCCCTTATATGTTGAGATATATCTACTTGGTATAAAGCTATATTTACTCACAAAACTATTTGTCTGCTCATTAAATGCAATAGTTAAGTTTGGCATTGTAAAATAAGCATCATTAGTTACCTGATCAAAACATCCAACAATCGACATTGAGCCAACATTAGATTCGCTGACAGTATTATACATTAATGTATGCAATCCATGCACATCTGAGATTCCCTGGATGCCATCGCTAGATATTCTATTTAATGATCTATTAATTGAATCTAAATAATATATAGAACTTGGCGATCTAAATATACACTGTTTATTAGTCCCTCCAGATGTAGTTGTAATGTATTTAAAGTCATATAATATAGTACCTCTACCCAACTCAATAGAAGTTCCATCTGTACCAACAGTTTGAACCCTAGGCTGAATAAGTAAAGCACATACAGCATTATCTTGAAAGCAAGCTACTAAGTCATTATTTTTAATAAGCTTAACTATACCGCCATAATTACCATCTACATATAATTCTTCATTGATTTGTACATCAGTCCAACCATCAACCAGCTCACCAGATACTTTAACTTTAGTCGCAAGTAATCTGTTTTCAAAGATTTTGCGCTCTACAAATGTAAATGGAGTTGCTGTTGTTGTGTTAAATATTGGTTGTTGAGAATATACTCTATTGTAGTTATGGTACTCATCATATGTTGGCTGAAAGTGTGCATCCCATCCATCAGAAGACCAGTCAGATCTATTTTTAAGATCAACAGACGTCTCTACTGGAAAATCAACAATCTCACATAGTGATAGATACTTGTTATCTAAAACCTGAGTTGTATTCGGAATAACTCTCTCAAAGCTATATGTGCCTACAAATGTGTCACCAGCCTCATTGATTTGAGCCACTGTGCTAGATATTGGTAAATACGAGCCAATGCGCATGTATACATTTCTACTGCGTGATTCATATGTGTTGCCTCCATATTGGTTGTCTAAAGCTCTTGACACTTCAATCAATCCAGTGGCAGATCCGGTTATCCCAGCTACATATAAACATGACTCTAATCTAGATTGATTAAACTCAACTACATTAAGGCATTTTGCTCCAATGCTATTTACAGATAGGATTAAATCATCAGTCCTTTCAACGTCAGCAGGATTCTTATCTGTAACTACTGTGTATAAATGATTACTAAATTTATATTTAGATTCAACATTTGCTACCGTGGCTGTATATACCTTAGATGATTCACCAGCTCCAGACAACATTGGAGTCCCTAAGACATCAAAACTATTAGCTGAAGCAAAGTTCTTAAATGTATATTTTCTCCAATAGTGATAATTATTCATTCGTTTAGTATCACCACCAGCTCCACCCAATAAACCATTCTGATTAGGCTCGGCCTTTCCTTGGATAGCAGATTCACCTAAACTCTTGGCTGTAGCAAACAAGCTAATAACTCCAGATGCTCTAACTTCGTTGGCAATTATACCACTAGTAATTCCATACTTATATGAATCCTCAGTTAAATATTGCTTACACCATTCTCCGCAATTTAATAAAACGTTTTCAACGGAAGCTACAAACTTATATTTAAGATTCTCGCTTAAGTTTGGTTCATTAAATGTAATATCTGGTGAATATAGTTGGAATAATCTAGTCTCTTCATATGAATTATGAATGCTATTTACACTATCTTGCTTTATAATCTCTGGATATGGATGCTCAGATACATGCCCAGTCATTGGTAAATCTATTGGATATCCGTGTGTTATTTTATTTATAGTTGGATAACCAGATGTAAATCCAGATGCTCTATATGTATCCTGAAGGTCTGTATAGTTGCGCATAAATGGCGACGGCAGCTTAGTCCATCCAGCATCAGCAGCAGTAGTGCCATAACCTACAGTAGCATACATGCCAAGCTTATTCTTGTAATCCTGAAACATTGATGGATTAACAATACCTTGACATAAAATAGTTTTGTCTTGCTCTGTGCGCTCAACCCTAAGCACTCTCCAACCAACAACGCCAGCGGAAGTTAAAGCGCTAGTATTTGCTAGTGTAACTTTAAGTGTATTATAATTTCCATCAAGATTACCTTGCGGAACATACAAATCAGCAATCCACTTTGGAGCGGTAGTCTGACCAAACTTATTAAAAAACTCAATACCAAGCCTGTATATTTCATTAGACTTAAGTACGTTTCTAGGATTATCTAAAGCAACCTGATTAACTTCAATAGTTATATTTGGCCCGGTGGCTCCATATATGGTTGAGTTATTCTTATAGAGATATAAATCGTCAAATGGGTTGATACAATCATGCTCTGCTGCTAATGCAGTATTATATGCAATTGTAGCATAGCCAACATCATCTTTATTTTTAATCCTAGTAGATATTGAATTGATTGGAAATCTATATGCTCTGGTATCATAAACAGAAGTATCAACATCAAAGTAAGATTCCTTTATATTGCCCAAAATTAGGCGATTATACTTACTTACTAATGCTTCTGGTATGATTGGTGTACTTCCGAGAAATAATAGCTCAGAAGCCGTTAAAGTGGTAATTATGCGGCCATCATCTGAATATGTAAAGTCGCTTCCAGAAATACTTTCTTCTGCAATCAAATTAACAACTGGAGTTTGATTATATCCAGAATATTTAATGCTATACAATTTGATTATATCATAGGTTGTGTCAATGCCGGTAATCTTAAGATTAAGAATCTTACCAACAACCTCATTAACTAGCCCGCCTTTATTTTGCTTAGATAATGGATATAATTGAGTTAGTGGGCTCAATGCTGATTGACTGCCACCTTGATTAACTAAATTATAACCATACTGAACCATCCCAGCTGTATGAGTGCCACCATAATCTTCCGATACCAATTCAATAGCACTAAATGAAACCTCTGGTACTGCATCAAATAGTTTTGCTTGATCTTGAGTATATGGCAATGAATCTGATATAATATTCATGTGTCTAAGTTGATTCACCCCATCAACCCAATAGACTTTCTGAACATCTTCAGATTCATAATTGATCTCAGTCTCAATATAATGATCTATACTAAAATTCAAATCACCAGTAAATAATATTACGGGAGTGTTGTCGTCAAGATTCACCCTGTATATAATATCATTGGTATTATTAGTGCAGAATAAAACCACATAATCCTTTAAAGTGGCATGACCAATAATAGTATATCCAGTAGCGATGTCGAATAATAGCGTAGTACCTTTATCGTTAGATATTGATCCAGTGGTATTACTATCTGTCGCTAATATACGAATGTTCCCAGCATCATAGTAGAAGCCGGGATCTCGTTTTGAATTACTAATATCTTGGTTTAGCCCTCGATATGTTAATTGTGCTTTCTTTAGCATTATCTAATATTTCTAGATTGTTCTTGATCGCTTAAGTTTTGGAATCCTCTATAATGGAAGTCGTCGTTAAGCATTATTCTATGAATGGCGTTACTAATAGATTGACGTTCATCAAGACTTACGTTCATAATTGAGTTCTGAGCCTGAGCAACATACCAGCAGTATTCAATTTTAGCTTCTTCAAATACAGCTTTAGATATTTTATCAATCTCAAATAATCCCCTGAAGTGTTCTTGCTTAATATATGCTTCAATAGCTTTTGATAGTGATGTATTTGTTGGAACCATTATGATCCCATCATCATCTGTATATAATGTTTTATAGACAACTTCTATCAGCGCTTCTCCAAATGATGTATAAATATAATCACCCTGAAGCTTATAGGTATACTCCTGCGTAGCCTTAGTATATGTTGATGGATATTTATCGTATGCTACCTGAAATGCATCAGAAGCATATTGCATTGCATCATACCTAATATTTGGGTAACTACCACTAACTTTGCGAACCTGATCTACTCGAACTACCCCACTTGGCAATTTACCTCTATGTGAATGTATCTCAACTAGATCGCGCTCATCTTTATATAAGTCGTAACTACCAATAAGACCCATAATATCTACCGTCCACTTAATGGCTGAGTCATATTGTAGATCTCTCATTGACGGATAATGCATCAATCCATCTATAATCTCTTTTACTGAAACGTAATTATTTAAATTAGTATCCATTCTTATTTTTATTTACTGCAAAGGTAGTTATTTAAAACATTGTTTCAAATAGCATTAAATGCTACCTAACTCTCATTTTACCATTTGTAGGATTAATATAATATTTAGTGCCGTTTCTAAGAATTATTTTTTTCCCAAGTGGATTACCAATAATTGAAGGATTTGCATCTACCATTAAAACAATTGATGTATAAGGCTGCAATAAAATGGTAGATGTAGCATATTTCTGACCTTTTACATCAATCATTGCCCTACTCAATGTAACTGGCATTGCCGTTGCCATTGCATTGTACTCAAACTGTAAATCAGATTCTGAATAAATTGCCTGTGGCGATTTATTGGAATTAGCATCTTTTCCTGAAAAAGATTGCCATTGCGCAAGTGTTCTATTTGTAGAAGTTCCTAATATATATGTATTTATTGAAGCATTATCATCTATTGGACGGGAATAATAATTTGACGACATAGTGAATGTTGATAAGCTGGTAGCATATCCGCTATAGTCAGAAACAAAAACTAGAGGGTTTTGCGTGGCTGATTTTGCAACACATATATTGCCATTAAATGTATTATTCGCCAGATTAGCTTCATTTAACCAACTTTGAAAAGTAGTACCAATTAAATTGTTGTAGCAAGTATTTCCTGTAATAATATCATCATGCCCTTTATGAACAAAAATACCCGCATAAGAACAATTTGCAACTGTATTATTTGTAACTGTAATACCATTGGAATATTCATCTAAGTATACACCCTGACTATATTGTTTTAAATTTGGCGTTCCAAGCGTATAGCCAGAAGAATTTAAAACTATATTTCCGTCAATAGTAACTGAAGTATGAGTACCGCTGACATAAATTGCTCCTCCATCATTTAATACAAGGCACGAATTATCAAATAGATTATTTCGAACCTCAGTACTATTTCCATTGATGTACATACCATCATATCCGGTATTCGTAATGCTGTTGTACTGTATTAGATCATTGGTCGAACTTGTTGAGATTGCTGTATAGTGTCCGCTAGTTCCAAGATTACTACCTATAACCAACCCTGTGTTTGATATTGTATTATTTGTTGCAGTTAGGTAAGACGATGTACCTGAACAATAAATTGCCCCATTTGTGGTATTAGAAATTAAATTAGCAGTTATAGTGTTGTGATTGGCGTTACCTAAAATTTCAACTCCATTTCTGCCACAAAAATTAATTGAACAGTTCTGAACGATATTATATGTTGTGCCTGTTGCTAAATAGATACCCGATTTAATAAAACCTACAATATTTAGATTGTCACAGGTTACATAATCATAAGAATTTGTTGCGTTGTAATTATAGATTCCATAATCTTTAGTAGCTACCTTGACTGTTTTAGTTGTTGGATCAACTACACCAAAATACATATAAAATTTACCGTTTGATGTATTATGATACCATTCCCCTAATTGATCCAGCGTTCGTAGATCGTTCTGAAAAAAATATCCATAATTAGCTGTTGCAGTTCTGGATAGAGTTAAATCAGTATAGGTTAATACATCTCCTGTATGATTTGTAATTAACCCCCTATCCCATGTCCAATTGTTTTTACGAATCACAACTTCAGCACCATTCCAATTAGTTGAAGTTCCAAGACCGTTATCAGTAATTGACACATGACCGGAACAAGATTCATAAGTATTAAACGTGCCAGCATTAGGAGCTCTGCCCATAGCAGTATTTACGCCATCAACGGTAACCACGTTGGTTTGAGCGTCGGAAATAATGACTTTTGAATAAATACCACCACCCTCATTTGTCCATCCGGTAATTGTCGTAAAACCTGTGATAATTGGATTCGCCCCTGTTCCGTATGCACCTATGGTTATAGGATTGTCTGAAGTTCCAGAATTACTTATTATAATAGGGGTTGTAAACACTTGCCCTTTCTGTAATAGTAGATTATCGCCAGCTGTTAAAGAACTCTGATTAAAAGCTGCTAAAGCTGTCTGATTTGCTATTTGATAGGTTGTTGCATGACTTACTATGCTTAGCAGCAATATTAAAATAATTAGTATTTTTCTCATGCGATTAAGGATTAGCAATAATTCTAAAAAACTCAAATCCACAAGAATCAGTACCTGTTGCAAGTTCTACGGTAATTGTTATTATTATATCTGCTGATGTATTAAAAGTATAAGTACTTACATCAGCACTAGAACCGCCAAAACTTCCATAATTTGAAGTTGCATTATTACCAGACACCTGTGTGGTTAATGAATTTCTATTATTAAGATCATAAGACTTCGCAAGAGTCATAGTTGACGATCCTTGATACCACCAAACGGTCGTATCATTAAATTTAATCCTAACAGTTTTGGTATTGGCATTATTCGTAAATTTTAAAAGTATAACACAATTAAAACTTCCATTTACTCCAATTGAATTTTCAGGAATAGTACCAGTGTATATGGTAGTTTCTGCTGTAGTTCCCGTGTGTAGCGTTTGAACGTTTGATGATAATACACGACGAGAAAATATTGCGTTAGCTTCAGCCTGAGTATAAATCGGTGTTGGATCACCATCTGAAATTAATGGATAACGCAAATCTGCTTCAGTCTGAGTCATTACCCCAAGTTTTGTTTTCATTGCTGCGACTGTGGCAGCAGACATTTGCGATGGTTTAATTTGCGCAACGGCTGTAATTGAAAATAGTACAGCTATTAAAAATATTAGTCTTTTCATTTTATATTCCTTTAATGTTAGTCTTCTGAAATTATCATCTGAGTAGTATCCTCTTCGGTTATATATTGGGTTGCATCTTCCTCGATTAAGCGATTGATATTGAGCGTAATCTTTATTGACTGTTGGCAACATGTTGGACTAAATGTTTTTGAAAATGCACACATCATTGATATACCTCTATATTTATATATTGATCAACAAGTACTCCATCGGCAAGCGTTTGATCATCTATTGCTGCAAATGTTTCCAGTGTATATAAATTTGCTGAGGTTGGGGTTAACACAAATCTATTTAAATCTTTGTCGTAGTATTGCTCTGCCTTTTTAGGTACAGATTTACCAACCGTAAAGAATCCAGTTTTTGTTAACGTGTATGTACCAACACCAGTTCTAGCCCAAGTCGGTAGACCAATACTATCCTCTAATATTGTTGGTATTGGCGCGCTAGTCCCAGTCTGATTTAAGAATACAGTGTAGACAAAGTATGGTCTATTGTTATTAGTTAGAAGGGTATTCCACCAAGCAGTCCATGCTGCTAAGTTCGCATACCCACCACCATTACCATCAACAATATGCCTAAGTGGCGTATTTTTAATTACAACATCATCTCCATTGATTATTGTGATATAATCAAATCCAGTATTAGTTGAATGAACCCACTGTGTATTATATAATGGGACTTCTCTATCACCTACACATAGATAGCCAGCGTTCGATTGATAAATTTCTATTGCCATATTAATTTGTATATGTATTATTATTAAATCTTGGTTTTTCCACTAAAGCGTCAATCTCGAATCCAGCAAATAAATTCTTGGCTAACTTGCGCTTAATATATCTATTAACCTGTACGCAATATACAGATTTATTTCTAAATGTAGCATAGGCTCTGTTGTAAGCAATACTATATATATAACCCTGTGTGTGTTTGTTTAGAAATCTAACAACCTGCTTCGCCTCTTTGGTTTCAGGGTATTCCTCCCACATTTTAAGCGTTGCAGGGAAGTCAATTCTTTTATTGGTAACAACCTTACCATCCTTAATAGTTACGACCTCCTTGCGCTTCGTAATGGCCAATGCGCCCATTCTAGAGGGCATCTTAAAGGCATATCCAGAAAGTATCTGTTCTGCTATTGCAAGGTTTAAGTCTTTAAGGACGCAGCCAAATTGATGACGATCTAATTCTCCTCCATGCTTTTTATAGTAGGCGAAATATTCATTGGCGCCATACTGACAATGAACCCTATGTATTCTATTATCTATCTCCATTGTCGGTTGCATCGTTAACCTTATCCTCTTTTGCCATGAGGTTGACGGTTAGTTGTTTAATTATAATATCAGTTAACTCAACAATTAATTCTGAGTTGAGTGGGTATTCGGTTTCGTCAAAATCCTGAGATGGATTATAACCAATAGTATATGGATAAGCAGTCTCTGGATTTGCGCAAACCATACTAACTTTAACTTGCTCAAGCATCTTCGCCTTTGGATTACTTGATGTAAAATAGATTTTCCAGTCTGTACCAATAGCACAATAAACGATATTCTGGAGCCACTTGTTATGGCCTACATATGAGAATCTGTTAGTATCTATAAATGCAAAGCTTATATCAGAGTAACTCCCAGAGGTAATCCTAATATTGTTTTTCAGATTAAAAGGCTCTAGTGGTGTTTGAATTGCTGTGGTTGTGGCTAAGACCGTACCTATGCCATCGACAAACTCATTATCCTCAGCGAGAGACAAGTCGTGATAGAAGTGCTGTCTAATAACATTTGGTATTACAAAGCTTCTTGAGCTGAATCGCTGAGCCAACAACATAGCTCTAGTTGTATGTATTTTATAATCAATGTATTCGTTTGAGATATTGCTGTCTTCATTGTAAATAAAGAGTGCTTCTTTTATCGAATATCGGATCTCTTTTAATGTGGCCATAATTGTTATTCTTTATTAATGTAGTCTTTTAGTAGTTCTAAACAATCGGGGGTAAAGCATTCATATTGACCACCAAATGGTATGCCAACTGAATATTTAAAGTTCTTACACATTCTTTTTAATTTAGACTCAAGCTTAAACATATGATGAGCACTTCCTTCAATTTCCGCTATTATATTATACTCATATGGCATTCTTGATTCGCATTTATATCTTAATTGTATTGGGTTAAATGTTCTTCCAATTTTTACAAATCTTTCAGTTTTATTGAAGCACTCTAAAATATAAACTCGATATCCAATAAATGACTTGCTTGATTCTCCAGCTTTTATCCAATCAGAAATAGTCCATCCTGTTGGATTGTTTTTACTTGCAGTGGTTATCCTGTCTCTGGCACATGCTGGACATCCCTGTCCAAATAAATGCTTCTTTGCTACTTGTTTAAAATCTCCATGTTTGTGACATGTAATAATGACACTTGAATTAGAGTCAACATATATTAATTTTTCATACGAATAAATACCAGAGTGAACATTTGACGATTTTAATATAAATGCATTTTGTGGATCTAATGCAGATCTAACTGCTGGAATTTTACCTTCAAATAACTTACATAGACCAACAATATATTTTATTCCAATATCATCTTCAACTAATACTTTGTTGGAACGGCCAATAATTCTATTAAGTATTTTTATATTTGGTTGAATCAATGACAGCCTTTTTCTTGCATCCTCAATAGATATTAATCTACTATTTTTTGTAGATTCAAACCCACAATCAATACATCCATTCCCCTTATTGTGATCACATGGAGATTGTAGAAATTCACCATGTATAGGACACTTTATTTTTATTTTTGTTCTAGCATCAACATACACGGATGACGAATAATCATATTTATCTCCGTGTATGCATTTTGCTTTATTTATAAAACTCTCAGTATCGGTAACCCTCATTATCTGGCAGTACTTATCATTAATGATTTAGAAACATCTTTAGACACAACTGATTTCCGCATTCTATTTAATGCACCACACTCACATCTGTAAGTTTCAAATTTACCAGTCTGGGTATAATAGTTTGCTACATATGTTAGATGATCACTTCCACAGTGAGTACATAGTGGCTTATCTGACTCAACATACAAAGCAACATTTGGATGTGCATTCATCCATGGTCTTAACTTTAAGTAGACTTCTTCTAATAATTCGACATCATGTCGGTTGTATTCTTCCATATAAGCAAGTGACTGTTCATTACCCTTCATGCACTCAGACCACAATTTAAAGTCGGTATCTAACTTTACCTTAAAACCAAAATAACCGGCGAGGGCATCTAGCTTATTTGAACTAAATCCGAATTGTTTTGCAGATATTTTTTTAGTATCAATAGTTTGATATGGAGTTGCTGGTGGTAATCCATTGAGGATGAGTCTACTGTTAATCTTCGGTACATCAAATGCATCGCCATTATGGGCAACTAAAATATCGGCTTCATTAAGTAAATGCCATAGACTGGTCACAATACGACCATCATTTTCACAAAAAACTTCTTCAGCATTAAGTCTGTCAGACATTACATCTGGAGAAAATAACCACTTAGCACTCCAAGTTAACATGAACCATTCTGATAATGTTTGATCTAAATAAATATTTTGTTTCCACCTAGACCAAATATACGCACGTAATGGAGCTGTCTCAATATCTATAATTAAGATTTTAGGAAGCCTAGGCTCGTTTACTGGATTAATATAACCATAGTTGATTGTTTTCTTTACAATCTTTTTAGCTATCAATATGTTTTCAACCTCTGTTTTTAAGTATCTAGCAAGCTTATTTCTCCCCATATCAAGCAAATACCTTCTATTTAAAAACTCACCTACTACTCTATCAATCTCTGCATTACAATCCATAAGCACCTTATTATTAGTGAATAAATATAATCCAACAAAGATATGTAATTATATTGGAATAAAAAAGGGCTACCCGATTAAAGATAGCCCTAAATAATTAATTATATGAGAGAGTAATGCTCAGATTATACACCAGAAGCGCTAGGAGCCCATGAGTTAGTTGCAGAAACGTAAGTTAACTGATCACCATTAGATCCGCCAGTTGCAACAACGTCGCTAAGAGAATCAAGTGTTGGGTTAATCAATGCGTAGATTGCATTATAAACAGCAGTAGCAGCAGCAGAAGTTGAACATGCAACTTGTAATACTTTCTGAGAAGGATCTCCTGAAAGCGAATTTACATCCTGCATTGATTTCTGGAATTCTACATTAACCAAGTAGTAGTTAGTAGTTGCCACAGCGTCGTAAGTAGCATCAAAGTTATTAGGATAACCCATACCACGATAGAAATCTCCAGTATGACCCTTGGTGAAGGTTTCGAGTCTGCGAATGTTTTTACCTTCGCCAGGACTTCCAACTTTACCGGTATTTGTTACAGTGATGATAGCATCTTCTTCGAAAGAAGTTCCATCAAGAATGCGCAAGCCAACCCTGAAGTTAATGTCATAACCTTCAATTTTCATGTCGGTAGTAGTCTGATTCTTTGCAATAATATACAAAGTAACGTCAGATCCATCTAATTTAATGAAATGAAACCAAGGGTTAGCATTCAGGTATTCAGCAGTACCATTACCAAGCTCAGTAGACCAATCGGTTTTTTCGGTAGTACAGATAGTTGCAAATGTATTTGCAGTTTTATCAGCAACAGTCCAAGGTTTGTTGTTTTCCATAACCCAGATAATGTCGCCGTTAGTTAAACCGGCCTTACCTGCGATAACAGCAGCTTCTGTAGTAAATACAAATTTGTATCCAGTTTTGAAGTTAACATACATTTCATGTTTACCTTCAACTCGACCAAACTCAAAGCTCAATGATTTAATCAATCCTTCTGTTACAGTGTCAACAGAGTCACCAGTTACGGCAACATAATTGAATGGAGCAGGATATTCATCATAAGCAGAACGTGATCCAAACTCTTGGATACGAATAAGACCTTCCCAAACATCCTTGGCAGCAGTTGCAGTCACAGAAGCGGCTGTAATTGGAATGCTAGCATATGCGGGAACGATAGTTACTGGATCTACTTTGGTTACTTTCTTGATAGAGCCAGCAATAAGCGTATCAGATGATTTAACGCGACCATTAAGATCCTTGGATAAAATATATGCATCAGATCCATAAGCAGCAGCAGTTTGACCATCTTTATTTAAGATAGCAACCTCACCAGCAGAGGCAGAAGCAATAAAAGTGGCAGCAGTCGTTTCGCTTGCTACAGCACTAGTGATAATTAAGTCCCGTACGGGAAAACTAAATGTTGACATAATGTAACAGTTTAATTGTTTCTATTATTTAATTGAATATTATTTTGTAATGTATTATCCTTGTATGCTACAGTAGCCAATTCTACTGCTCTCTTAAGAATAATCCTGTGAACCTCACTATTAAGAGCGCACTCCGTTTTAGTATTTAATCCATTAATTGTCAAACTTTGACCCGGAAATACAGTGTCTAAATCATCTAATATAATTGGAAGTGGTTCTTTTAAATACCTATATAGATACGATACCAGCGTTTGATCTGAAACCACTTCTACAACTTTATCAGAAGTAATAGTATTTGCTAAGTTGAATCTCCATGCCCTATCTTTGTTAGGTTTTTTGAATGGGTTGTCTTCAAGCATACTATATTGATCCAGTGCAGTTGGTACTATATATAGTTGTTTAGTTGCTGTTGCGCATCTTTCATATGTTACATACCAAACATCACTCTCTATTACGAAGAATTTTGAGTTTGTTGATAGTTTTAAGGCCGATAGAGTAGCGTTTAATCCTGAGTTGTATGAACTAACCTTTGTAATACAAAGCTCCTCTAAACGCCTACGAATGGCCTCTGACGACTCAAAGAAATCTTTCTTATTTTTATTGTCATAAGCTTCCTTGATTATCTCTTCTTGAGCTTGAGTTAAAAACAAACTCTTCTCATAAAGATTAATCTCTGGCGCGCTATTGCTTAGAGCATTATTATATAGTAAGTCAAACTCAATATTAAAATCTACTGTTGTCATGCTTTATCTTTAGCAACTTTAATTCTAGCTTCGATTTCCAGTCTAAGCGTTTGATTTTTTGGTTTAGCAATATATTCAGCAGCTACCTGTTCGGTTGCTCTACCTTCATCGCATAGTTTCTTGCCTGACTTGATATCAGTATATTCCCCAGACTTCTCTGCAATAATACCAAGCTCATATGCGGTGTTAAGTAAAACTTTTTCTTCAAATAACTGATCCTCTAAGAGTAGATTAAATCGCACATATTTCTTGCTTAGAATCTCAAGGAACTTGCCCTGAATTTCAACTAAGCCTGAATCGGCACTAATAACCCTACCTTCGATATTTCTATATACATAGCACAGTTTATCACGGTTCTGCTGAATACTTCCAAAATTGATGTAAGCTTTCTGCTGTGAATCAAGCTGTGATTTTTTGGTTAGGGTTTCATCATCTGTGTTATATAAACACCATTGATAAGTACCCCTCTTAGTTAAATCATTTGGGTTTGTGCAAATCTTTGCCGTATAGTGATGCAATGCTTTAAATTGTAACATCTGCAATGGATCTGATAGATCTAGGATCATGTCCTCCTTTGTCAAAGAAATACCAAAATTATCCCAGTATTCTTTATTAGATGATGCAACGCTCTCTCCTAAGCGCTGCGAGAAAAACTCAACCTCATCTTTATCTAAAAATTCTTTAATACTACCAGATGAATTCATAGGTGGGCCAAATCGTGTGTATGTACCCTGCATTTTACCGCCCTCTAAAACATGGCCTGGTTGATTATTAAATCCTCCCTTTCGTCCAACAAACTTTACTAAAACTTTCTTGTTCTGTAAAAAACTCTTCTCTTCCATAAAATATTTTTAAGATTTAAAAACTAAGTGCGGAGGAACTTAATCCCCCGCAGCAAAGTTAATAATCTTTTATTAAGATGCCAAATCGTATGGCAGGATAGTAATTGTACGAGATGGATCTCTAACAATAGCACCCAAGGTTGCCATTTTATGAACAGTAGCAGCATCTTCATCAGTAGAAGCGTACTGGATATTTTCTGCTCCAGTGAATGGATTTGCAAATGGGCCTGATTGATATCCACGGAAATCACCTTCATATCCACGAATCTTAACGATCTGAATATTTGGAGCACCTAGTCCACCATCAAGATTACCTACGAAGAAAATATCGTAACGATAAGATTCAGCTACACCCTTAGAAGGATCACCATCTTTGTATTGTTTGTTACGAACTTTATCGTCATACATTGGATCAACTTCAACCTTAATAACGACACCGTTAGGGGCTTTATATTCGGTAAATTGATATCCAAAACTCAAAGAGTTGCTATGAAGCTCACTAGTTGTTTTCTGGATGATAGCAGGATTAGCTGCATTACCACCAAGATAACCAAATGAATGCCATCCAGATGCAATTTCTTGACATGCTTTATGGAATTGAGCAGCACCACGTTCACCAGTTTTCATTACGAATACACGATTGTCCATAGCCAGTTTTGATTCTGACAATTGATACAATGCATCTTCGATAACTTTCAGTTTGAATGTAGAGTAGAAGTGAGTATAGCTAACTTCCATTTGTTCACGAATACCAGCACCCTGTTTAATTACATTACCAGACTGACCAACATTCTTATAATTTCCCCATTCGTCACGGTTGCTACGAGCAAACATCAATAGACGGTTTTTATCAGCAGAGAATTCAGCTTCCAATTGATAATCCACATAGTGCATCCACATTGGGAATAACTTAGGAGCGCCACCTTCTTTTGGTGATACTGGAATTGGAGTAACCAATTTACGTTTAAGCATTGAGCCATAGACTTTATGCTGAATACGCAATTTAGAGAATTCGTTACGCATAGCCAACGGACTAGCAAAATGCAAGTCACCAACTTTACGAGACCCTTCAGATTCTACTGGAGAGAATTCTTTCGAGAAGCGTTTGCCAGAAACAAGTTCTTCACCAGGCATTCCATTAGGGTTAACTCCCATCAGCTCAACTGTATAGACAGCATTGGTTCCCTCAAATGAGGCTTCACCTAAAATACGCAGTGGGTAGACTTCGTTTTTTTCACCAACAATGACATCCAATTTGTTACCCTAGAGGCTTTTTATCCTCTAGTTCTTATACTTTACAATTGTATAAGTTCAGCATATATTTTCATCCCATAAGGATGTCGGGCACTCGTGGCAGAATTATATTTATTCATCTGCTATGCGTTACACTGACACTTTGCCTTTCGTAATCAAAGTGTTTAGCACGGTATTGTCTTTTAAAAGATTACAAAGTCGATAATATGTTTCGGTTGGCATTTTAATTACATCCAAAACATGACCAGTTGTTATTACTTTTATTTCTGGAACTATTTGTCGATAAGATACGCCTTTTAATATATTCATTATAACGTGTCGATCAACTCCGTAGATCTTTGCGATCATTCCTTGATTCATTCCAATTTCAAACAATCTAGGTAGAAATAAAACATGTTCATTTGTTAGAACAGAATCTTTATGATTTTCATTTCTAGATTTTAAGAAGTTATCTTTAGCATGTTTTTGATTTTCTGCATCTGTATTCCATTCTAGATTCCAAACTGCATTATTCAATTTATCACCATCCTTATGATTAACTTGTGGTTTATTTTCTGGGTTGGGAATAAATGCTCTTGCTACTAATTTATGAACAAATAGCAATCCACTTCTAATTCCATCCTTACTGAAACCAACGTATTTATATCCTTTGTGATTTGTATTTGGCTGGAACAAACATCCATGCCTCATTGTCATTCCACTCTTAGGATTAAATACCTTTCGATCTAACGATCTAACTTTACCTAAATTACTTACTTCGTAATAACCTTTATAATCTTCTATTTCTCTCCATTCTTCAACCATGGTCTTTCTGTATTTAATTACACCATGCAAAGATATGAATTATTTAGAAGATTTCACCGTTTTTGCCCAATTTCTTCACCAGAATTTCTTCTAGCTTTTCACTAACAGGTTACCCTATTAGGCGGCAATGTTCATTTTACCGTTAGCAAACCAATCCTCGCCAAATACGAGTTTAAAGCTAGATCCACCAGCACCTACATTAAATGTAGAGCTAGTTACAGTAGATGCACCGATACGTGCTTCAACAAGCTGAATGTTACGAGAAGAAGCTCCAATGAGTTCCCATGTAAATTCATCGTCAGAATCCAACACTAAAGTTGGGAATTGAGCCAATGTATCTTCAAGAGATTTACCACGGTTGTAAGCTAACAACTGTACCATATTACCACCAATCTTCTGTGGTTGACGCTGAAAGATTGATCCAAGGTGATTCTCCGCAGAGATCAAACCCTTGAAGTATTTCGCGTCGTACATCTGAAATTTTTGTAGTTTCATATATTAATAAAAATTTATTTTAATTAGTCGAAATTGAATTTATCAAAATCAAATTGCATTCCATCCTCTTCAGTTCTACCACCACCATCTTCTTTAAATTTGATGGATTCTGCTAGATTTTTCCAAGCATCTTTTTTAGCTTTTTTATTCTCGAGGACTCCCATATTTGTAAGATCCTTTGTGGCCTTTAGAATATAAGCAAGTTTAAATCTGCCGTCAATCGGGTTGTCATATAAGAATTTTGAAATTATATCTAGTGGTCGATTATCTTCAGTATATGCTACTGGTTGTGTTAACCCCTTTATTACATCATTCTTTAAAGCTTGTGGTATTGATAAGCCGGGAATAATCTCCTTGGTATCCTTGACAATCTTATTTAGTTTATCAATCGACTCCTTCTCGGCCTTCTGTTGAGCTTGTTTTTGTGCTGCTCTTTGGGTTTTCTGTTGCTCAAATGTTTTACTCTCAATTGTTTTTAATTCATTAAGAGCATCCTTAGCCTCATCAACATCCTCGCCAGATTCAAAGATTTTATCTATTAGTTTTTTAGCTTTCGCTTCTGAAAATCCTTTAGATAAATAGTTGTTTGTAATAATTGTCCTGCGTAGATCAGCTCCATCATCAGACTCTTCCTCAATAGCATCTTCTGTAATTGAATTATAAGCCTCAATATTTTGCTGATGAGCAGCGATCTCTTCATGTGGAATACCATCCCTGAGAGCCTCTAAATATGCTTTCTGTGTATCATTCAAATCAGAAAACTCTCGTTGTTTGATGCCATCTTCTAATACCTTGAAGAAATCATCCTGTGATTTAATATCGTCATCTTTAATATCTTCTAAAATACCCCCCTCTTTCAGAGCTTGCACTAAGGAAGAGAAAAACTTAGGACTGAGAGTAGAAGAATTTTGACTTATATCATCGGTGGCATCTTGGCCCTTTCCAGAGGGGAGTAATACCTCTAGTTCGTCATCATCCTCTTTATCATCTACATCTTCAGAGTCCACATCATCTACATCCTCTAATTGGTCGTTTTTAGGCGTTTTAACAGCCTTAGTCTTACTTGGTGGAGTTCTACCTTCATCTAAAGGTTTAATGTCACCATCGAGAAGATTATCATCAAACTCCATGAAGTCTTCTGAAAAATCATCATTGTTAAAAATCTCCATTCCCTTCATAATTCCTCTACAAAATTAATACATTATCATTATAAAAAAATATGCCACATACATTTTGGAGGTGAGTCCAAGGGGAGTACATGGCTATTTTGTAAATTAGTTAGATTCCTCAGTTTTAGAATCACTCTCGTCAACAATATTTACCTGAGTATTCAATACTTTAAGCAGCATATCATACTCTTCGAAGACATCTTTATTCGCTTCGTATAGCTTTTGAAGTCTATTGATTACTACATTACGCTCAATCGCGCACAACTCTACTTTCTCTACAGTCTCTACTTTTTTCTCTTCTTTAATTTCACTCATAAATTTTAATTTTAAATTATTTTTAAGCTTAACATCCCGTCTCAACCTCCACTCTTCCCATTGTTTGACTTTTGCAACTCTCATTCTCGCAATAGCCTCTGGAGTGTGTCTTCTACCAATAACAGCTTCACTCATTTTCTTTTTTGATTCATCTGTGTTTTTTCTACCTTTACCTGAGAGACCAATTTTTCTCTTGGTTTCATCAGATAATCTAACACCCTTCCTCAACCCCCTTAATTTTTCTTTTGTTTTTTCAGACAGAACTCTTTGTTTTTCGCCAGAATCTGTAAGCATACAATTTAATCCATTCCTAGACATTACGTTATATTTATCTTGATAGTGTCTTTCAAGTAGATTCAATTGATCTCTACCACATTCACATATTATTGAAAAATTATGATTTAATACACCGTATTTTAAAAATGAATTATATAATCTTGGTTGTCTTATGCATCTTAAATTAAAATAACTACTAAATCTTTTCTTAATATTAACGCTTTGACCAATATATACTCTTCCTTTTGGAGATGTAATTTTGTATATTCCGATCATATTACAACTTTCATATTATTTATTAATTTATTGATTTTAATTTTTCACTTAACCTTTCTGCTCTCTTGCCAACATCTTTATGCCACTTACTTTTAAGCATTTCAATAGAGGCTTCATTATATTTACCATCCTTGATTAATCTTAATGTATTCTTGAATGTTAATAATGTTCCAATGCCAAGATTGAAACACATATTAATTAATACATCTTGAACTTCATCTGGAGCGGACTCGAACCATGATAGACTCGATTTCAATTGAGACATAACGGAGTCTATATCATTATTTAATAAATATATAGCCTGATCTTTAGTTATTCCAGTTTGCTTTAATTTCGATATAATAAAAGTTGGAAGATCATCGTAAATTTTAAGTTCGTCTAGCTCTTCGTTTGAAAACCAATTTGTAATCAGATTTCGACCAACACCAATTGTTAAATATCCAGCACTGCATTTATATGGGAATAATTTTAATCCCTCATCAATTATTAGCTGATCAATTAGTTTATTTCTATTCATAATTGAAGGAAGTTAAAATGGGAGAAATTAATCTCCCATATAATTTAAATTATTTCTTTCCAGTAAGAGATTTCAATAATCCCTCCAATAACTGAAAAATACCGTTAGCCTTAACAGCTGGGATTAAAGACAATCCCTCTGAAATACTTCCAAGGACAGCTAAGATAGCAATCCAATTTTCCTGAATAAATTGCATAACTTTAGTTTTAAATTAATTTACTTCTAAATCAGCCTCATTAATTTTGGCTTCTATTTTAACTAGAGCCTTTGCAATAAGACCATTAAACATCATTAATACAGATAAAAATATCTGTCGCTCAATAACTCCAAATGGAGTTTCAATTACATTCTCTAAGACTCCTGCAACATAATTGTCGAATCCAACAACATCTCCATTTTCTAAGAATGATAATGCTTTATCAATTGAATCTTTAATTTCTTGATTTGGATTTGCTCCAATAACTTTATCGTCAAGAATTGCAAGCATAGTCTTAAAAATCTTGCGATCATTGCGCTCTAAGAAATTACCTAAATTAAATATCCCTAGAATTTTCTTTTGATCTTTTAGCAAACTGCCAAAGTCAATAGAAGCATCTAAAAACTTAGCAATAGTTTCCTCTCTTTTCTCAGTCAAATAACCAGCGTTACTCATTTTAATTTATTTATAAGTGAATAATAATATTCATGTAACCTTGCTCGTTGCTTTTTTATTAGCAATAATTTCAACAAAGGTACGATATTTATTTTAATTGTCAAATCAGATAGTTTCATATTATGGACATGGTGTTATAGATTCAATTAGACCATTAACTATATGTATTATTTTAGTATTTGTTCGTGCGGGATAATCTGGTCTCCATACAATATATCTAGTTATAAGATATGGACAGTAATTGCTTATTGCATATACATATTTCCCCTCAGATGGAATCCCTATTGTCATATATGCCGAAGAAGATGCCGTTAAATATGATTCGTCACTTAAATAAAAGCACATATTCTGAGCGTCGGTTAAAGTGTATCCAGAATAAACCTGTCCTCCAGCAACCGTTACTGTTACCAAATAATATAAATAATTATCTATATTTTGCTGGCTACCAGTTGAAAAGCTAACATTACTTCCATAAGCAACTCCAACACTATTTATTGCATATGCCCTGACATAGTAAGTGCTACCACAGCTTAATCCAGTTATTGAACTTGAAAAACTTCCAGTTCCACTGCCGTCATTTGTATGTGAGTTTGAAATTGTTGGATTTGGAGATGTGCTCCAACATACTCCTTTGTCTGTAATAGAGCAGCCACCATCAGATGTTATTGATCCACCACTTGTTGCACTTGATTCTGTGACATTTGAAATATAATTTGTGGTTACAGTTGGTAATACACACGAACTAGCAGTTGTAAAACTAATTTGATTCCCATAGCTAGTTCCACCACTGTTTGTAGCATAAGCACGTACATAATAAGTTGTATTTTGTGAAAGTCCTGTTATCACAGAGCTGAATCCTCCTGTTTGCAAAATATCATGAGGGACTGTGGAGTTGGCTGTTGTTGGGTTCTGAGATGTTGCATAGCATACTCCTACTGCGGTTATAGCTGTTGATCCTGAATCTGAAATAAAACCACCCGATACAGCAGCCCAAGTGGATATGGCGCTAGCTGGAACTGTTGATAAAGTTGGTGGATCATTTTCTGCTGTATATATTGTAACTTCATTTCCATAGTACGTTCCAGCGATATTTGTAGCGTATGGTCTAATATAATATGTGGTATTTGGACTTAATCCGGATAAAATACTTTCATACCCCTCATAAGATAAACCACCACTACCATTTGAATAATGACTATTTGCAAGTGTGGGTGCTGTTGACGTACTCCAAACAATACCTTTATCACTAAGCGCAGCACCTCCCCTATCGTCTATAACACATGAAGCCTTTGCCGATGTCGCTGTAACTTCGCTAGTTGCATATATTGATACAGTTGGCAATTGTGCTCCAACATAAAATTTCTCATCTCCATAAGCAGTCCCATTAGAATTGGTTGCATAGGCTCTTACATAATAACTAGTTCCATAAGATAATCCAGACATGGTACTGTTGAAACTTCCAGTTCCACTACCATTTATTGTTTTGCTATTTGCAGTAGTTGGACTTCCTCCTGTATTCCAACATACACCTCTAGCAGTAATGCTTGCTCCACCATCCGAAGAAACTATTCCACCGGTGGTTGCACTTGTTGAAGATGCGTACAGTACATCTTTTGTAGATACAGTTGGAATAGTACTTGCAGATGGAGTTGTGAAATATACATAGTCAGTAGAAGCCTCACCACAATCATTATACATATATACATACACAAAATATTGGTAGTCTGTTGACGCTGTAAGTCCTGTCAGATTAAACGTTCCACTAGTATTGTCATTATTAATTTCAAGGATTACTGCCCCCGAAGGATTTCCTACAACACTATATATCAATTCTTTTCTTGATATTAAATTATCATTATCTATAATTGAAAAATCAATAGAAGCTGTTGTTGATGTCAATGATGTAATAACACTAGAGATACCTATGCCAGTATTTGTTGTTAAAACAACTTGGTCACTATATACTACACCTGATGGCACTATTGCGTAAGCTCTTACATAGTATATAGTTTTCTGCTCTAGCAAATAAGGATGTACAGTATAAGTTCCACTACCGCTGCCAGATGCAATTTTATTTAATGCAATGGTTGGATTAGGAGATTCTGCTGAACAAATTCCTCTTTCACTAACACCTTCACCAGTTATTACTTCACAGTTAAAATCATAATAACAGTAAGCATAGTCTGAATTGTATGAGTTTATTCTAACTTCAGTCTCAGCCATAGGATAGCTCATGAACCAATCTAATTGTGCCTTACTTGAGATTGAAATTAATATTAATAGTATTATTGTTATAACCTTTTTCATATTACCAAGTAATTACTGTATATTCTTTGTTTACATGAACTTCAAGTATTGTTCCATTCCAAGTCCAAGTCATGGTATCATATTTCGAGCTACCAGAAAAGGTTATTCCATTCGAATCAATTGCTAGATTAACCCCTTTTATTTCGGCAGTAACGCCTACAAATTTTATTTTGTAAGCTGTTGCTGGATTTGTAATAGAAATCTTCCCTGTCATACCAACTGCCAAATTAGTTAATGTTATTGCAGTATTCCCAGATAGTGTGATAATTGCGTTTAATCCATTTACAACATTCCAAGTTGGAGTCGTTCCAGATAGGGATTGAGTATTGTAATTCCAATATGATATATTCCCACTGCCATCATTTATAAGTGCACCAATACCATTGTCGGCAGCTCCAAGTATTCCATCACTATCAGTAGTTACTATTCGTGTTCCTGTACCTACCAATGTATCAGTTTTTATAACTCCGGTAATCCACATAGTGGCGCTCTGAGCACTTGCATTCTGATTCTGAATATAATTACCAGAGCCGCTGATAGGTGCTTTTAGCGCTAATGCATCATAAATAGCATTCTGGCTTGATGCAGTTGTTGTCACGCCATCATTAATCGCATCAACAATAATAGAACCTCCATTTATTTGATATTGTTGACCTGTAGGAATATTTATTGTTCCAGCAGAGGTGGCTGTTGCAGCCTTAAATTCGACCCCTGTCTCTCCACTGCTGACCCCAACTATTTTATTTGTTTGTCCTGCGTATGAAGTAGGCGTATCACTTAAGCCAAGAAAACTTGTTGCTCCAGAGCCTCCTCCACCAGTACCGAGTGGCGTAGATTTTCTAAAGTCCATGTAATAATTACTTCCAGTTGGCTGTGAAGGTATCGCTACGTATCTTGCATTAACAGAGTTTCCTAAACCTGTTTTAGAATGCAGGATCAAACTACCAATATGTTTTACTTCAGCGAAAGGTAAATTACTGTTATAAATATTTGCTATTTCTGCTGCTGCTGCAAGTTCTGCTGCTGCTGCGGAGGAGTATTGAGCCACCCCAGACATTGCTATAACGCCATTTGCCACACTAATATCATTCGTAGCAAATACATGGACTAACCTATAATAATTGTTTGTCATGGATGCAATTGACCATGTTCCACCAGAATATAGGTTGTACATTGCCAATGTAGTTGTAGGGTCATTTAAAAAAACATAACCAGCTCTTACAACTCTACGCCAAGTACCCAATCCTGCCCCTAATCTATAATAGATTGGTATTCCGGCGGTACTTGGAACTGCACTTGTAGTAGTTATAATGTCTTCATCTGATATGCTTCCAGAATCAACACCGAACCGAGCGTCTGCATTTGAGCTTCCAGTCCCCAATGTTATGTTAGTAATTCCAAGTCCTGATTGATATTGTGTGCCAAATGAAATATGAGCATAAGCATGAACCCATGAAGGCCAATGAAATGTGTGCCTTTCATTAGAAACATAGATAGAAGCTTTATTTGTAAAGTCCCAATAAACTACAGATATCATAACTGAATTTCTTATAATATTTAATGTCTGATCACTCGAGGGATTTACAGATTCGTATAATACTCCCAAATCATAGTAAATCAAATGTATTCCTTCAACATCAGTTATCTGGAATGACTGAGCTCCAGTTTTTATATATTTAACTCCAGATTGATAAAAATAAAAAGTAGAAGCTGTTGGGGTTATTGTTAAGATTCTTGACGCATTAGAAAAAGATAGATTTGTTTGATCTCCCTGCAAATATGAAACCCACCCATCAGCTCTATTAACTTCTGATGTATATTCCACTGATTGAGGGTAAACAAGCAATCTACCATTTGTGCTGCAAGTTATAGCCTTACCAATAACTACAGGAAACAGTCCTCCAGTGGGTCGTGTGTGAGTTAATACTTTGTCTCCTAAATAGACGTTGTTTCCGGGACTGCATGAAGATAAATTAATATCATTTACGTATCCAAATCTAGTTACCCTCCCATAAGAGCTAGTTGGTATATCTTGAGTTGCTACTCCTATTAATCTGGATTCATCATAAGTAATATTTGATGCCAACATAATCGTAGGACTATTACCATAAGCATCGTCAATATAAACAGGCTGCCCATTTAAGATGGTGGAACCACTATTATTATAGCACAATGGAACCCACAGCTCCTCTCCATTATTTAGATGTAGATCATCTGCTATATGAGTCTCCATTGATTGGGTAGCAGAATCCCAAGCTAACGTACCTTTCTCTTCTAATCCTGTATGAACGTATGTAGTATCTAAAATAAATGAGATTGATTTTATTGTATTATCTCCTAAGTGTACATTCTTCCATGCGTTATCATATGGTACGTAGTATTTTTGTAACTGATAATTTGCAGCTAATCTAAGCCACCCAGTCTCTCCTTTAAATACCCAAAACGCACTATCAGCTGTATTATAATAATACACTGGATTATTTGGAGAAATTAATTTCTTTATAGTTAATGATGGCAGCGGAGTAACATCTTGAGCATTTAACCATGTCGTTAATGTCAACGAGATGGTAATAATTATAAAAAGTATCTTTTTCATATTATTTTGATATTAAAATATATCCAGATATATCCTCTCCAGTGCCGCTAAACAATACTGATTGTATCAGTCCGCCAGCTCTAGTTATTTGTAGATCAACAGGCAGTCTCGAATAAACGCCAGAAGCTGTTTCTTGCCAAACCTCTAGCTTTGGATTATCGCCATAATCGTGTTGCAGATTGTACCACACTCCATCGCCATCTGTTTTATCATCCTGATAATCTGATATTGAAGGTTGTGATATATTTAGAAAATCTATTCTTCTAGTGTTTGGATCATTACTCCACAATATATCTTGTTCAATTTGTCTACTATAATCAATAGCAACCTTATCTAAGTGCCTATAATATACTGGGGCTAAATATGGGGATCTACCTCTCCAAACAGATCTATAAACAATACCTTGCAATCCAGACTGCGGCCCTTGACCACATCTGAAATCATCAGATATATCTATAGTTGTAGATGATTTTGCAATTATTGAATATGTATGACCAATATAGTCTTTATAAAAATATCCAATTTCTACATCAAAACCAGCAGCTCCTGGCTCATTTATATCAATCGGAGATATAGTTATTCTATACGTAGCTGGATTAGATAGCGTTTCTAGTGAGAGTAGTATTACATTTTTTGAATACGTTCTCCATGCAACAGAATTTAAATATCTAGTTGAATCCATTAAGAAAGCGTTATATTAACTATAATTGGTAATTCTATTGTTGCTAAACTTTCTATTCTAATTGTATTTTGTGGATCTGCTATTGGTGATATAACTCCAGAGTATGCAGCATTATTAAGAAGAAGTCTATTGCCCTCTGTTGTAATTGCAAATATAGATACATTTACAACATCCCTATTGGTTCCATGCGTTATCAATAGGTCTATTGGATTAGTGTCTACAGCAATCGTCCATGTAGCTGTTCCATCACCTCTAACTATTGTGCCAGAACACCTTCCAGCAACTGTTGATGCAGCAGGAAGCGTAAATGTATATACAGATTGCTTATAATATTTGTTTGTAACACCCTCCGGTAGATCGTCTGCCGTGAAATCTCCTAAATCTATGGTTGGAGTTAATGTGTTTAATGTGTCATCGTATGCCCATGTTATTCCAGTATTGTCCTGAATAAATGAATCAACGGTGTCCATTACATTTTGAGCATCTCCAGTAGTATAATTATCCCACTCATATATTTGAGCAGAAGTTGGAATAACTCCATCTCCAGCATTTGTTATTAGATCTAACTGAGCTTTATTTGAATGCGTGTGTCTAGCTAATGTATTTGCATCAACCTCAGATTTATATGTTGCAGTGAAGTGTTTATTTGTATCACCCTCTATAATGTCATCTAAGGTATCATTTAGCTTATCTAGGGCATTCGTTACTTGTGCAGCAGTGTAATCACCACTTACAGCTAAAACTGCCCCAGATCGCCCAAAAACACTCAATACGGAGCTAGGCACAGTATCCTCCCATGCAAGAGCTCCAAGAGCTAATGTTTTAGTCCCACCGCTATTCATTGTAAATACAGCAGAGTTTCCAACCTTAGCAATTGATGCTAAATACTCCTCTAATCTCCATGCAGGGTTTTTAGTCCCATCAAGCTTCCATATATAATTTGCAGCAGCTGAATCATCTCCTTTTACAACATATCCGTCAACAGTCTTAGCGTTAGCGCTTAATCCATTTATTAAGACATATTTTACCTTCTGGGTATTGTTATCCCAAACCATTGCCTTATCGTGCTCACCAACACCTGGGTTACGATTGGATCCGTCTATATGTGATGTTTGTCGTATAGTCCTAAATTCCATATTAAGATACGTTTGATAAGTAAACTATTCTAACAATATCCCCAGCCTTCAATTCATAATAAGTATGCCAATACATAACCGTCCCAATAAAATGTACACCCTCCTCTTCTGGCGCAACCATTGGTATTGGATCTCCATCCATACTTGTAGTTATGATTATACTATTTGTATCAATATCGGCTATATCGAAAGGTACTGTTATTGCGGTTGTATTGTCCATGACAATATTTAATATAGCAACAGCTGGCTCTTTATTAAATCCTTGGTAGGTGACTATGGTTGGCGGTGTGGATGGGCTATATATATCTTTTATATTGCCATAAATATCTAGTTCTGCATAAACAATATCAGAAATATCAGATGTTACATATTCTCTAATATCTGAACAGAATTTGCCGTACATATCCTCGTCTATCTCAGTATCTCCAATATACATTAAGCCATCTTCTATTCTAATTGACTTCAAGCCCTTAGATAGGAAATATAATATACATAGATCTTTATACCAAGATAAATACTTATCGCTTCCTATAGTTAATAGAGTGGCATATTTATCGAAGTAATATAGATATATTCGCTTAGCTAAATCAATCTCTGTATTTAATTGCTCTTGTGTCACCATGTTAAATGTTTAACAGCATTTTTTGCAAAGATATTAATCTTTTTTGAAACTTAACGCCTCTTGAATTTACGTTAGTTGTATCTAGGTTGACTAGGCCTTCAAGAAAAAATACTGATGTAGCATATTTTTCGGCATCGAATTTAATCTCTTCAGGAACATGTAGTCCATTAACCTGATTAAATACAGCATATGTTATACTAGCGTAGATTCCAAATCCACTGTAGTTGCTTACATACGCTCCAGAATTTCCAGTTAAGACAGCATTCCACCATGCATCCTCTATATATATTGTTCCAGCTGAACTTAAGAATGGGATTTCAACAATTCCATCTGCTATAAATGCAGATAATTCGGTTCCAGATAGCGTATATTGATATTCTGGAGTGACTAGTGATGTCTCATATAAATTCAATACTAAGCTTGTTAACGTGCTCCTAGGAACTCCAAGTGAAGTCCAATCAGTTTGATCAGTGCAAATTAAGCTATCTTGAGAAACATTTGAAGTAGCGTATATGATAATATTTGCCATGGTTATATTAGATTATTTAGTACCTCTCGATACATCTCCGTTAAATTGTTTCAATGCATTAGAATATCTAGACTCCATTTTGGTTTCGTTGTAATCTTTTCCTGGAGCATAGAACGCCTTGTTTATCTCGTAAACATTATTCTGTAAAAAGATAACATCAGTCTTTAATGAGTATTTATCAAGCGATTCAGTGAGTTCGACTTTTGTTGCTTTTTCTGACTCCAGCGTGGACATTCTAGATCTAACGTCTACAAACGAGAATAAGAATGTTATAAATATACCAAGGCCTACTGTTATTAAGACATTGATAATCCTTCTAAGTTTAGTAAAAATAAGATTACTATCTGTCTTCATCTTTGTCAAAACAAGATTGCTCTCGTTTATCAGAGCATGCAGTTGCTCTTCTGCTGTTTTAATTGAATCTTCGCTCATTATATAAAGTGAATTTATTTATTTTTAATCTTCAAATTATTCTTCTCGTGCTTAATCTTCATCTCTACAGGCAAACTATCCACTCCATCATGTTCAATAACTTCCAATTTACTTTCAATTTTAAGCACTTTGTCTGCCTTTACGATATGTTTATCTCCAATCTGATAGTATTCCCCAGCTTTAGTTTTTCCACCTTTTTCAAGCTTCCTGAACTTAGGTTCTTCTTTAGGGTCTTTAACTTTCTTTGCCATCTTATTCACTTGTTATAATTGTTACATCACTGTTAACCAATATTTCAACTGCCTTCTCAGCTTCAACAGAATAAGGCTGTTCCAAAAGATAAATAACCTCAAGAGTTCCTGCGCCTACTTCAGCAGTGTGATTCAGTTGCCAGTCGATTACTTCAGTTGTGAGCCCATCTGCCATAAGTTCCGTCTCAGGTTCAGCAGGTATATAGGTATCAACCAATTCAAGTCCTTCTAACAGCGCTGGGAATCGTTCCTGTACTTCTACTGTTAATTGTAGTACTGCAAGAGTATCATAAGTTTCAACTTCATCTGTGTAAGCAATATTCACTTTAGCAAGTTTTGGTATAACAGAATCATAACGAGCCGTTGCATCGTTAAGGTTATATCCTAGTCCTTCACTTATCTGCATATTAAGCTTAAAGTATTCTGAGAAGCTTAATAAAGCATACATTGTTCTAATTGTAGGTTCTAAACCTTCTATAATTTCTTCCATAGTTTATGATTTTATTAGTCTTAATCCCCTACCTCTTTTTTTAGAAGTTGTTACAATTGCAATAGTTGTATCAGTATTAAATAAACCCATAATATAGGCATTAGATGCATCTGTCGCAGAAATAGAGTTACAGTTACCAATACTGTTTATTCCAGCAAAAGTTCCATCATCTAATCTCGAACCAGAAGGAAGCATACTAAACCCACTACTATTATCAGCACCTGTATTGGGGGTATTCCAGTACAACAATCCATCTTTCTTCATCTTACCACCTGCAACACTAGTACCACCTAAATTAGTAGAAAGATTATTAAAATCAGTTTCAGCAGGTACTCTCCATTTCCATAAATCTTCATACATTGAAAACTCTGTAACAGTCATAGAACCTGTTCCTGTATAAGTCAAAGTAGGTATTACACCATCTGCACCATTTACATATATCTCATAAAGCTTATCTGTTCCTGACAGTGTAATTACATTAGAATAACCACGTCCTGTTGCATTGATACTTACAGTACCTGCTCCAGATGTTCTTGCATTGATACGAACAATGTAAACTTTACTAGCATTATAAGCTGATGCTACTACATTACTACCTGTCATTGCATAATAAACAAGGTCTTTATGCAAAAGGTAAACCGAGTACCAGTTAATTAATTTACCATAAACACTGCCTAGAGCCAAGTCATTATTGTAATAACACCACATTGCAGCAGCCTTAACAGCAGCGTAAGTTTTTTCTTCTACTGTACCAGCAGTTTGAGCGTAGATGGCATCGTAAAGTTCTTGAGAGGATGACCAGCCTATTTCTTCTAAGTATATATTATCTAATGTTACATCAGTAATACCAACTCGTTTAAAATTTAGCGTTGTTTCTACACATTTAAAGTATTGTGTTCTACCTGTTCCCGTAGTCGAAGTGTTATAGCTAAAATCACCAATATTATTTGTTAAATTCACTCCATTAGTTGAAATTACGTCATAAATAATCTTATACCACTGCCCAAGTTTTAATGTAACTCCTGAAATACCTTGCAAATTACTTAACACCCCTGTTGATGATAAAACTCTTGCAGTTCCTCCACTTATTATTGTTTCACCTGTAACTGCCCATCCTATTGCATCTGTGAATGTATGATTAGTTATCTTCTCAACATTAGCATTACTTTGCACTTCAGCAATCAAACTACCTATCGGTGTAGAAACCATTTCACAATTACTTGTAGCCCAAGGTTGACTACCTATTGTAACAGAAGGTATCTCAGGATATTGTTGACTAAGAAAGTTTGCTTGTATTGCTACTTGTGTAGGTGTTAGTGCGGCAGGGGTGATGATATGGGCGAAAAGAGAACCGTTATATGGATAACTTTCACTATTATCACCTCTTAAAATTGCATTAAAAGTAAAAGCATCATTTATCGTAAGAGATTGTATAAATAAGTCGTTAATATAGAAACCTACATTTGGTGCTTTGTAAACTAAAGATATTACAATTCTCTTTCCAATAAATCTACCTAAATAATCAGATGTACCACTTACATCTGTTGTATTCCCAAATATTCTTATTCTATTATTGTTTACACTTCTTATTAATATTTTTGTAGTCGTAATGGTACTTCCAAAAACTGATGAATATGTATCACTATTCCCATTCCAATTCAACACAGTCGTCACACTCCAAGCATCCCCAGCACTAAAACTAATAGTAGGATGAGTCATATACCTACTATCACCATTAGGATTCTTTATATGTATCTTTTCATTAGGTGCTATGTAGCCACCTATAGGAGGTTGAGAGGTAGATGTTGTTTGAACTGCATCTGTAGGTGAACCATCAAGAGAGTTTAGGACTTCTACTACTGAGATGTTGTCGATTGAACCATTAAATCCACTCGAACCCGTTATAACGCCTAGTATACTAGAGTCTGCTATTCTTGTAAATGAATATACTCCCGGCGTATTTTGCCCCAAAGTACCATCGGCTAACGTACCAATTCTACCACGAACTCCACCTGAAGTGCATGATACTAAGGTATATGTTAGTTTGTAGGTTTTGCCAATAGTTAAAATTGGTTGGTAAATTGTATCTATTCCAACCGTATTAATACTAGCAACCCCACTTCCAATACTCCAAGTGTTTTTAGTCCATCCACTATCAGTATCAAACCCACCATTAACAACCAATTCAGGCCCATATCTAGCCACAGGTGTATGCGTACTAAATATCTTAGTAGCAAAGCTGTATATACCACTAACACGTTCTTTAGTACCTGCTTCACCAAACCAAGAGAAAACAGGGGTTGGTAGGTTGTTCTGCTTGATAAGTTGGTAGTATTGCTGAGAGATGGATTGATTTCGAATCAGTCCACCATCTCTTGCAACTCTAGCAATATAAGCACGTATCTGCCTATACTTCTGATTTATAATATTTACTACTATTGGTACGAAACTCATATTATGCTAGTTTTAATACTGATAATGCAGAATAGATTTTACCGCCTGATGTTGGGGTGAATGCTGATAAGGTTTGAATCAGTGCATACATACTCGTATCAGCCAATGCAGTTACATATTCCTTACTTAACTCTACTGATCCAATAACAGTATCTGACCCTGCTAATAAAGCATCAAAAGTAACATCAACATAAAAGCATCTCTTACTTGCATTAACGTATGAGTTAACGAAAGGGATATTATCGCCTACTAATGACGTAGGAACTGTATTATAAAACCAATATCTTAGCGTTGCTCCAGCTAAAGTAGTGATATTAGATTCAACTTTCAATAAGAATGCAAATCCACCACCATTATTGGCAATTGAAGCATTTGTTAAAGTTATTGCTGTTGGAGTACCATTTGCGGTAGTATGAGCAACTGTTCCACCTAAATTGGTAGTTACATTAACCACAACTGGTGCAGTAAAGGGAACTCCAGCTACAGTAGCTTCAAGGATAATATCTCCCATATTTCTAGTTAGCGTAATTCCTACTGCTGCATAAGCTGCTCCATGTGCTGATTCAAAGTCAATAGCTGTTGTTACTAGATCGTCTCTAAATGTAGCCAACTTGGTTAACCCACCAGCCAAGGTTACATTTGCTGTGCCGCCAGTTCCTGTAAAACTGATTGTTTCCTTTTGCTTTTGCAGTATGCTTGAATTAATTGCATCACCAATTGTATATCCAGTGATATTGGCTGGCCTAGTCAATTCATAGGCTAATTTAGCTGGAGTCCCAGAAGGCAACAAAATATTACCAAGTCCATCTACTATTTTTGTCTGTTGATCTCCATTTGTCAATACTGCATTGCCAGTTGCATCTACAACCTGTGTGGTCTGAGTATTATTAGTAAATATAGAAGATGATCCAGAAGCTCCATTAGTTTGCTCCCAGATGCGTTTTAACCAATTTGATTCGTTACTTGCCATAGTATTTATTTTTTAGATGTTTGCGGTTTATTTCTAGTTATTGATTCTTGGGCAATATTATGCCTCGATTTTTCCTCTAAGTCCTTCATTTTCAGCTTATAATCCTGCTCAAGCTTATCTCGCTGTAGTTTAATCTTCTCCATATCTGAGGCGTCTTCTTCGGTGTAATCGCCCTCTTTGCCAATAAGTGCAATCTGAAGTTTGGTTTCATTCTCACGCTGACTGATTAAATCTTGTAACTGCATTTCAAGTTGTTTCATCTTTTCATTAGATTGAACCTGAGCTTGCATTGCTTGATTTTGAGCTTCGCCTTCTTGGGCTTTGCTTTGTTTCATGGAATTCTCATCTTGCTCAATTCTGCGCATTACAGAAGTTAATGATGAGTCTGTGAATATTTTCATCACTGTAGAAAATGATAGCATTTGGTTTTGTAAACCAGCATGAGCCAACTGTTCTAATTTTTGCTTAAGCTCCATGTCGCCCATATCATTATCAACCATGATATCATAATCCATTTCAGCAAATTCATCTCCATCGACATCAAGCATTGTCATGATTTTATCGTCGGTAATATATTGCAATTTCTTATTGCGTCCTTTTAGGGCAATTTTAGCCGTTTCTAGCAACGCAATTAACGCACGCTTGCGTACATTGTCATGTATCATAAAAAGCTCTTCAGTGCTATGAGAACTACTTGAAATGGCACGTTCTACTCCACCTACAGTTTCTCTATTGTCAACCTGACCCTGACGCTGCTTAGACACACCAGAAATCTCAAACATCTCACCCTTGAGATACTCAAGTAGGTTAATATATAATTGAATTGAATTACCAACCTCTAAGTCTAATGGTCTTCCGGAAGTATTAAAATTGCCAGCCATCTTACCAGTGGCAGCGCCTTTGGTTCCCTCCTTAAAACTATCAACTACCGAAATATTATCCTGTTCAATAAAATACAACCACTTCTGATAATCCCAACCAGCTGGCATTCTAGCTTTATCGAGTTCTAAAATTTTGCCATAGTTCTTTGCGATAGTCTTATTCAACCTATCTTTAACTGCATCAAACAGATATTGATAAGGCTTCATCCTATCCAATAGAGATACGGCTTTTGCCTGATTTGTATTATATATTTGACCTATAATTCCAGCGTGACATTGTGCTGGGTTATTAAGACGCATGTATTGCACTTTTTTGGGGCGCATATTAATATACACTTCTTTGCCAATCTTTATGCCTTCCCAGATTTCATTAACCCAGAGGTCTTCCGACTCTTCTCCAGCAAACTGATCAACCTTGTAAGTCTCATCTTTAAATGAATACATCTCTTCGCCAGTCTGTGGATCATATGATTTAATTGATTTGATTTTACGCTTAGATTTCCAATATACACGCAGTACTCTGACGTTACCCATATTATCTACATATGATGAATTTGGAAGTCCCGCAAAGTTATTACCCATCCACACGAATGAGTCGACTGTATTGTTTTCTAGATTATCTTCTGTTATAAGGGGAGAATATAAGAAAGCACTCCGTTCATCCATATTACCCATCTCATCAGTCTGGACGAGATTTTGGTTTGATATAGATTCAATATATTCAACATCTTTATCTTTAAGGTCTTCATAATAATTATCAATAATTCTTGCTGGCGACCAATAATCGTCAAGAATAATAATGTCAGCATCTTCTATTTTTGATGAATAACCACTTCTAAGCGTATATACTTTTCTTGGATTAAGACACTCCATGGTAGGCTCGCCGCTACATATATCGAATTGGTATATTTCTTCAGCTGCGATAAGGACATCTTTAAATCCTTGGTTCATTTTGAAGTTAAAGTCTAACTCCTTGATATAATGTTTTAACAACCAATTAGCTCTCTTCTCGCGAAGATCCTGCCAATTATAGTTAAAATATTGCTGTAGCCTTTCTATTTCTTTCTCGGCCTCTTTCTCGTCTGGATATTCAGTTGTGATAATCTGAAGTATCCTCTCTTGAGCGTCCTTAACCTTATCAATTTCAATTGCAGATATAGCATCATCATTACACACCTTGACAATGTAATCATGTTTTCTACGAGATTCCTCACCTATTAATACGTTTAATGGATTGTTAATAATTGGGAAGTGCTGTATTTGACTCGGTATTAGACCAACCCGTTTATTCATCGGGTTAAGAGTCTTCTTCATGTCTTCTTCATGCAATATGCCGTTAAACAGGTCATAATTAATCTTCTTGCCACGCAATGATCTGCGTACATTATTATTAAAAAGATAACTATTCTTGTCCGCCCAATCTAAATGAGACTTTCTCCACTCTAGATTTTTCTTTGAAGATGGTAATTTTTGTCTGGGAAATCCAGATGATTGTGTTGACATATATTATTACTTATATAAGTTTACAAATTTAGTTAAATATGATTGGCTCTTCTATTTACCAATCTGACGATACAGATACTCCATAGCTGTTTTGCCCTTGGTATGCATTCTGAAAATTCTTATCTATATATTCATCGTAATCGTCATCGTTTGTTTTATTGTCACGTTGCTGAATATATTTTAACCTATCCTCTCGGTATATCATTAACATTCCCATTGCTGAAATTCTATCTGCATTTATATCGGAGTTCCAAGCAATCAGCTCGTCAATATAACCCATTGATCTGACTGTGTGCATATTAAGTTTTTCTCCAACTTGATTTCCATCAGCGTCAATATCCTGCATGAATGCTTTGCTCATTAAATAATCTCTTTGAAGTCTTCTGCCCCAAGTATTAATTGGTAGGGTAGCATTTGTGCCGAGACTTTTATTTCCAAAGCCAGAACCCTTAACATACTCCATATCCCTAAGGATTTGTGGAGTTTCACACAATAGATTTAGGCAGCGCTTCTGGTCAAAGTAATTAAATATACCCTTCTTGTTATTTTCATAGTTAGCCTTAGCATTATAAAACATAAGCAACCTACGGCACATTTCATAGAAATCATTGGCGAACTTTGTCCTACCGGTATATTCGGCCACTATACGATCTGTATACAAATCAAATATAAATATTGATGTTAGCGATGTAGTTTTAGCTTCATCATCATCAACAGGGTCGATTCCGGATATATAGCGATGTGGATCTATCTTTCCATCAACACCATATTTAGGCATTTCATATATCTCTAAAGCCCCTTCCGGCCTATCTGTGCCAAGTGGAAACTTTCTTATTGGATATAAATCTGCATCAGGCTTCCACTCTATATTGTGTTGATTCAATACTAAATTTCCAACGTAGTGTGTATCAAAAAATCTAGTCCCTTGAATTTTAATAGAGTCTCTATAGTCTTTAAGATCTGATACTGGAAATATTGTACCAGTAGTTCTCATTACGGCTTCAGACGGAGTTACACATTTCTCAGCCATTCGCTGTGTTATTACCTGTGGATCAGCAGAGTTGTACTTAATTATATATCTATCAGTTAATACTTCTATTAAAGCTTTCACAACATCTGATTCTCCACTAGCAAAATCATAGCACTTCTCTCTATTCATGTATGCGCCCCAGAAGAATCCGCATACAGTCTCTCCATTAGAGTTTTTATCAAATACATTAGGTATCCCATGTATATTATATGCTAATGGATTTCTAAATAGTTTTTCAGATCCCTCAAAATCAGCTCCTTCTGTTCCTCCTGTGCCACCGCAAACCATTTGTCCATGGGTAACCTCACCTTGTTCAACGGCATCTCTATTAACATTCCATGCATGTTCAAGATTTGGGAATAATCCATCTTCCTCATAGTGAATTAATGGGCCCCTAATACCACGAGCTTTATCTGGGTTATCTTTTAATGATATTCCATATACAGACGATTTAAGACCTTTTTTAATTCCGTAGTCATCCTGGAACCCAAGCTGTATTTCTCTTGACCTAATAGAGTTTATTAGCCTCATTTTAGGTAATGGAGTACTGTCAGCTATCCAGTCTAATACATCAAGAACTTTACCGAAAACGCCCTTATCTCCATCTAGAAATGTCTTATCTGACGCCAAGTGAAAATTTGGAAGTCCAGGTTCTATATACATGTTTCGTGGAGACAATGATGCCAACTTGAAGCTAAACCCAACTCCACGACATTTTAATATTTTAGCATGTGCTCCACTCTCTCTAGCTTGATCTAAATAATGGAAAAATAAATAATCCCCATGCCATATTTTAGGGAATGCCCTAGTTCTTAGCCCCTTAGATTTTTTACCTTTAACAGAGACGACCTCTTTAACAAGCCAGATTGGGCTATAGTTTAAATAGAAGTAATATCCACCAGGAATCCACTCTCCATCACTGGGTCTGACTAATCCATCCCTCCACCTACGCAACTCTTCCTTCCAAAAAGCTGTGTATTCTGATTTAGGATTAGGATTTGGCCGTAAATGAGTATATCTCCCATGCTTCTCGTGATACAAAGCTCTCTCCCTGAAGAAATCCATATTCTCAAGAATGTGTGGCTTGGTTATATCAACCTTAATTTTACCCGACTCATCGCGTTCTCTATCTTTAGCAAACCCACGTATTTCTTCCGGAGAAATTAGCCATCGTATAAACGCAACGGAATCCACAAATTCGAGCAAGTCTGAAAAAACCTCCTTACTTAAAGAATTCTTTAGAGACTCATTTATCTTTGTTTGATATTTGTTTGTTAAAATATAATCTCCGACTGATTCACACATTTCTTTAACTGTTCGTTTCTTTTTCTAGCCTCACTTAATTTCGCCCTATGTTCTGGAGATAATTTTTTACCTATTTTAGCGGCCCTCATTTTTTCTTTCGATTCATCAGAGAGAACTCTTCCAACACAATATTTATTGCCCATTTTAGAAATGCCTATATTCTTACGGTGATCTTCAGAAAATGTAACTCCAATATGAGTATCGCTTATTTTTCTCTTTGATTCCTCTGAATGTTTATAGTTCCGCTCAATTCTTTTGGCAATTTCTTCTGGAGTTGCTTTATATCCCAATTTGGATTTGTTGCCAATTTTTGACTTGCTAATTCGCTCTTTGGTTTCTTTTGAATGTCTATATCCAATTGCACCATCTCCACCATCTGTCATATTAACAAGAGTTCCAGTTCCATTATCTATTCTTCCATATAGTGTTATCAATAACTTCTCCATAACACATGCGTCTTCCCAGGATAAACCTCTGGCAACTATTTCAACAATGCATCCATGCTTTTTATAATATCTAGTCCAGAAAACACTTCTTACTGATTTGCCAAAAGAATATGCCCTAGCTTCTTCTGCTCCTATACCAATATAAAATGGTTCTAGATTGTCTTCTCTTAAGTGTCTATATACTACTGCCATTAGTCAATTGTTAATCCCTCTTCATATACCGCAAATGATTTGCTACCAATCTTCTTACCCTCCTTATCTTCGATCTGACGGATAAGTTCTTTCTCGATATCCCTAAGAGAAGCCATCACTTTAGGCACCTTTTCGAGCGCTCCAATGACTTTCTGTACAGCTGATATCCTGTCATCACTTGCTTCTATTAATGCCTTAGCGTCGCTTAAAATATCGTTCACAGCAGCCGCAGCTGTCATACTCGCTGTATATAAATGATGAACTGCTGTTTTAGATCTTTCTATATAAAATCTTACGGCCTCCTGTATAATTGGATCAATCTTCCATTTAGCTGGAAGCTCCATATCTCGCTTAATTTCCTCACACCTATCAGCATCAACAAGTATTGATTGATACGGACTCGTAATATCTGAATACATCCAGACGAAGCCCAACTCTTTTATTGCAAAGTCCTTATCTTTATTGCGTTTATATATATCTGCAAAAGGCTTAAGCAAAAGTACTTCTTCTGCAATTACAACATCATATGATGATTTTGAAAAGCTAAATAAATTCATCTCTCTATCCCCTGTATATAATATTAAATATGTCGGTTGTGTTCTCTAAAAGACTCGAAAAGTTCAAACAGATCATCAATAGTCTCTAACTCCCCATTAAAACTATATGTAGGGAATACAAAGTCCGTCTCTCTCTGTAGAGTTGACTTCAGCTCCATGTAATCAGTGTCAACCAATCTATCTAATCTGTATAGATTTATAGTATTTCTTGGCTTATCGTATCTATTTTTTTCATATTTATACGCCAAGGTAACTTCTGTATCCCATTCTGGAACTCTACTGAATCCCAACCCTAAAATATCTAAATCGGTAATCATCTCATTATTCTTAAATTGTGTAGACAAAGATAGGTATAATTATCAAAACAACAAAGGCCCCAATTAAGGAGCCTAAATTGAAACACCGAAGCGTCGGTCTAAATATACTATATAAAGAGTGGTTATTCTAATCCGTTCTTCCAATACATCCTAATATGATTATCTGGAACTACCATAATTTGCTGTCCATCTATTTCTTCAATGGGCCAAGCAATACTAACAACATGTTTTTTATGGATCTCTTCATTAAGACTAGGATTCATTTGATCTTTCCAATCTTTTACAAAATATGGCCTTGGATCAATCTCTACAGTGTAACCCTCTTTTAGTGTTCTAACTGAATCTCCACGCTTTAAAATATCTTGCTTCATGTCAATAATATCGCTAGCATTTGTTATAATTCCACTTTTGCTTACATTACTCTTTTTATTGCATGTTAAGAATAAATAATTAAACATGGGCACGGCATCAATCTTCTGCAATTTCTTTGTCATCTTTCTTTGAATTAAATTTATCTAGTTTATATTTATTTAAATGTAACTTAAACAGTATCGGCATATTAAAGTTAAGTTTCTGATCTTTAATCTCCTCATATAAATGTCCTCTTAACTCTAATGCCTGAATATTTTCTCTCATCATCTTATACGGCATATTTAACACTTTCTCTACCTCCTGAATATTGGTATTATATTTCAGTGCTATCTCCGCAACTATTCCAGTTAAAACTTTATCCATCTATCTTAAATATTATTTCAACCTTAAAATACTTTTTACTAGGATCATCTAAGTTTGGTATAAATGCTTTATTAATCCTATCCCCAGCAAGAAAGAATTTCTTCTTACGCAAACTGCTTAACATGTTCTGAAATACAGCCGAATTCTTAACATTTGCAGCCTCTTTAACGCCCTGTCTAACCTTAGTGGACTGTAAGTATTCATCAAGTAATTCATCGTCTGTAATCTTCTCTTTTAGCTCAATACGCTTATCGAGGAACTTGCCAGCCAATACAATCTCGCCATCTGATAGGCCATGTAATTCTCTGGTAAATCTCAGCCATTGCTCACACAGAGTTTCTTTTGTGCAAGAAATTACTGCTCTATTTGTATTAATTAGTTTCTGTGGCTGCATCTTTATCCTCCATATATTTCTTATGGTTCTTATACATAAACTCAATAAGTTTCTTTTCTTGCTCTATCTCAAACTTCTTACAGTTATCCCAGTCTTCTTTAGTTATCCATATATTAGGCTGTAATTCTATTATTTTCTTATCAAACATTGCGCTTTATATTAAGTAATTTTTCACCATGTGCCATCATCCAGTATTCTTCCCATTCAGCAATTGGAGCCTTACTCACTTTCATTCCACCACAGTCATAGCAATAAACACTGCCATCTTCATCCTCTTTAATATTTAAAGAACAGCATGTTGCCTTACTACAAAATTCTACTGGTATATTGTTATATTCTTCTTTAGTTGCCATATTTTAATTTGTTGTTGTTTTTAATATATCTCTATCCTTAGTTATCTCAAAATCCCAATGCCAACTCTCTGTTGTTGAATGATTTAGATTGTAGCACATACTATTTGGCTTGATGCTAAATCCAGTTACAATTCTTTCCAGTTGGTCTGGATCTGTCTTTAAATAAACAACATCGCCAAAATCAAATTTAGTATTTATATTCATTATTGTCTCTCCATCCTTAATCGTTGATCATTAGTTCCAGCAATATTAGTAGTCATTCCTTCCTCTCGAACAACCTCCCTTTTATCTCCACAAACTTTGCAATAGGCGTTTCTGTCTAAAGCTGTTCCATTGACTATGGTAATCCTAGTTCCATTAATATTTTCAATCTCATTATACTGTGAGCAAGTTTGGTTTGTGCATCTATACTTCGGCATATAATTAATAATTTAATTTTCTGATGCAAATGTACGGACTATAATTTAATCTACCAACAATTTAGCCAATTATTTTCAATAAAAATCCCCAACAGAATAACTGCCAGGGATCAAACTGCTATCGTAAGTTTCCGAATCACAGTCTACTATCTAGATAGGTGGGAGGTCTATTAAGTAACTTTCAATAAAATGTCTAGAGATAAACTCTCTCTGTTTGGTGTTAGCGTAAATTCTCGCTTATAACCTTCATCTTCAGTTTTCTGCCATGTCTCTAGCATATTACCCATTGAAATAACACCATCTGTGAAATCCTGATCATTCTCAAACTTAACCTTTGCATTAGTCTCCATATATCAATATTTATTAGTTTCTGCAACAAAGGTACAAACAATAATCTGAATATAAAAGTAAATATTATAATTATTTAATATTTTGCCATCTTTTGTCGCAATAGTCATCGAAGAAAATACACCACTCTTTATATAGTCTAAAGAATTCTGCTAGCTTATTCAGCTTGTATTGTATCTTAACAAGCTTATAATAAATGTATTTCACTAGAGCTTCTTTAAATCATTTCTACCATAGAAGGAGTAATCTGATTTAGATCCAACTTTGTAGCTGGATATGGATTTCCACGGTGTGTATGGATTATATAAAATATCATCAACAACACTGATGCATCCATTGCGCTTAATTAAAACTTTATCTCCAATGCGTAATTTTCGTCTAAACATTATTTTAATGATTAATTTGCCAGTCGCGACACTCCCAGATTACTGTTGAATCTAAATATATGTCGTCATAATATTGCTCTTCAGTTCTATGCATTAATATCATTTTCCCAGATTGCAGAAATTTCATCGTAGGCCTCGGCTAGTAACTTTAATGCACGCTTAATGTTATCGGCATTATAAGAGTCGGCCTTGTTGTTATCATTACGGGCTATATATAAAGGTAAAGCTTGTTCAAAATTCTGTCGAGCTTGATTCAAAGCCACAAACCCAGGAAGCATAAAGTGTTCTGGAGTGTTCATGTTATTTAATATTAAGTTCTTTAGTTAACTTCGATTTAATATCTGTATCAATAACTAACTCTTTATTATCAAATCTAATAACTCTATTAATCTTGTGCAAGTATAATAGATTTTCGGTTCTTAATGCATCATATTCCTTGGCAAATCCATCATAATGCTGTGATCCATCCAGCTCAACTACTACGTTGTAATCTGTCAAAAAGAAGTCTACAATGTAATACGTCATACCAGTGTAATAAACTTTCTGAAACTCGTATACAACTCCTAATTCTTTCAGAATAAGTTTCATCTTCATTTCCTGTGGAGTAGCATTAATAATATTCCCATTACGATTTGCCTCTGCACTTTGGACTAATCCCGGAGCATTAACCCTAAAACGATTAATAATGTCATCCTTCTTGCTACTTACGTTCTGCAATATAAAATCTTTTACTGCTGTTGACGTAACCATACCCAGTAATTTTTTGATGCCTTCCTGCCTAAACAATAACATCGAATCCCTAGTGATGGACTTTGATACTCTAGCTTTCTTTTCTCTACCTCTACTGTAATTTTGATAACCCATAAATATATAATTTAAATTAACGATTCAATTAAACACAACAATCTCATATGCGACCCCTCCTTCGTTTTAACTTTACCAACTATGTCGCTCACAAGCAGTCGGTTAAGTCTGTTTGATTAATCCGAGAAATTTAGATTCTAATCAAGAACGATCATTTAATCCCTGCTATCTGACAAATCAGACTAGGTTTGAGTTAATCCTTACCAATCACTCATGGCCCCAAACACCTGATCAATTCTAAATAATCCCCAATCAACTCATCTTTGCCCTGCCGGGGACAACTCCCCATTATTTATGGTTAACAACCCGACGTCTAGCTCCTATATGATTTAACTTTCGGAGCGAATTACTGAACTTTTGTATATGCTTGCAAGGCGTTCAGTAGAGCAATCAGCAATCACAAATATACAACTTTATTTTGACACTACCAAATCTATCTTAGTATGGCTAATTGACTATAAACATAGTCACACGACTAAAAATTTAGTTGAAAAAATTTTAGAATAAAAAATAATTTTCAAAATATTGAATATCAATGAGATCATAGGATAATAGGCACTGATCGCCCGACTTCATCTCAACTTGGGTCATCAGCCCCGGCATTCGTTGTTAATCTCTCTTTTCATCGGCAATCAAGGCGATCTTTCACCTTTACTAACTCTTGGCGTTGATGATATTGCTTTAGGTCTTCTAAATCCATGGATGTAATAACCTAGAAATATCATCACGTCATCAATACAACTCTAACAATCTAAAACATACAATCATGACCAAGTTTAAAGTATTACAAGTAGCAGCTTCTAAGACTCGCACAGGCGGTTCTAACATCCGTTGTCAAGAGATCGTAATGGACGCTATCTTTGGTATATGCCAAGGCAGAGAGTTCGTTATACAGTCTGAAACAACACCTGACGCAGCCATCGTTGGCACCGAAATGGATCGCAACCTTCGCTTTGAAGATGTTGAGTATTCATTCAGCCGTAATGGCGAAAACATTGACGTTAAATATGTAAGGGCAATCCCTTGCTAAGAATTAAATAGAGCCCTTGAATAACAGGTAATGCTGATCACCTTGAGGGCTCTATAGACTTAGAGAGGCTTTGGAAGGCGCAAGCCTGACTTAGCCTGTCTTATGTCGTAATATAAAATACTTATAATAATTGCGCCTTAATTAGCCAAGTGTCAGAACAATCTTACTATACTCAGTTGAGAGTATCATACACAAATGGTGTAGATTGAGCGCAATTATTATGTGTTGTAATGCAACAATACAATCTATATATACCAAGGTGCTGTATATAGATATAATATTACAGGTGCTCGCATGAGTTAAATGCAGTTGCTGTTTGAGGCAAATTCAGCCTGTATTATTATAATACCAAGCCCTTACAGACATTATTTATTAACAACTAAAGATTTATATCATGCAATCACAATCACGTAAAATCAAGCGTATTATGGCTGGTGTACAGTCAGAGTCATTCAGTAGCACTAAGGTAGCTAAAGTTACGCCATATGCTAAAGCTGGATTGCCAGGTCATCGGAAGAATCGAGCGTTGAATTAACAACATTAATATAATAATGTGAGCACTACAATTGCAATTGTGGAAGAGTAAGAGTCGGCATTACCGAATTAAATCGTTGTAGAGAGAGCTCTGAATCTTACCAAGACTCGGCGGAAGCGAAACTACTCGAAATCACATTATTATATTATATCTATATCTAGGGAATATAGTCCTGTATTGCAATGACAATTAATGATACTCTTATAAGACTCCCTAGTTGTATGCTTCATAAATTCGCATACATCAAGTTCGTCTAAGGATAATTTATAGTAACATTGGTGCCATTAGGCTTAAACTAAAGATCGGCCAGTGCTACTATATAATAATGTACGCGCGCGCGAGAATATTAACCTTTTAAATAATTACACATGAAATCAGTAGTAAATAAAAACGACAATAACAGATGTAGGTCTTATCCAAAAATAATGGAGTCGACTGGACATATTGTATTATTTGAAACCAAAAGATCTGGCACTGTTCTTAATAGACTAAAGGATGGCGCATATTCAATTGGAGTGTATCGTGAAGACTGGTGCGCTGACTCATTCAAAGACTTCGAAGGTTCAGTAACACTTAGCAATGATTAAGAGTGTGGGAGTGAGTGATTTAATTAATGAATGAATAGGACTATCCACTTACCCATATTAATCCCTCATATTAAAATTATCACAATTAATAAACATAAATCTATGGCTAAACCGATACAAATTATAACACAGCTTCCGACTCACTTTAGATTTAAAGATAAGGCTGATGCTGATGAGTGGAATACTACCACAACCAAGTGGCATCGACTTAACGAGTTGACTCAAGAGATTACTGGTAGATTTGAGATATCATCTCCGAGTTTTGCTTGGGTATCATTTAATAATAAGGATTTACAATTAGAGTTCTGCATTAAATGAATATTAATATGGATTGGTATAAAACATTATCTATACATCAAAAGATTAATGCCAAGAATTGCTTTGAATTAGCTACAGGCATTGAGTTTAGCGCATTATCATTACTATTCTCATATAAAGAACGGATTGATATGCTTTATAATAAGCTATTAATAGAAGGGTTTAATGTATGTGTTTAATTAACTTCTCCCTAACAATCTCAACCGTCAATGTTTCTACAATTTCCCGTCAACACCTCTCTACTGCAACATATTATCGCATTAGAGATCGCTATGATTGGATTACGCAATTAGTAATATTACAACAACTTAAACATATATAGCATGTTATTAATAATACTATTAATATTAGCCTTAATATTCTTGAATGAATTAGCATCATACTCAGTTTTTGGAACATATTCATCAAAGTCGTTCAACTTAGATAATTACGAGTTGTTTCAAGATGATAAAATGATGTTTGAAAAGAATAATAAACTTCCATATTTATCAAAAAGAAGCCAAACTCTAATGTGCAAATGGCATTCAAAACATCACTGCATACCACGATGGTCTAAATTTCACAAACAGATCGAAACTAAATATCAACAATTATGTCAAAATTAACTAAATCTTGGCTTGATAAGAAAGAACAACCATTTGATTCATCAATG